AGAGCGGCAAGCGAGGCTCGAACTCGTGACCCTCAGCTTGGGAAGCTCTTTTTTAGTGCATCTATAATACTATATATCAAATATTTATTTTACATACAAAAACAATTTGCATACATTTTGCATACATTCTATTTTTAACCCTATTCAACAATGCTAATTCTACCCTTCAAATCCTCTGCTAAAAAACATTTCTTTAATACATTCCGCCTTCTCTTGAACATCTTGGCAACTCTTCCTATTTACAAGAATGTAGGAGCTTACATTCTTATATTCAATGTGTTCAAACATTTTCCTTCCGAATAAGTTCAAAGCTATATTTTTATATATTCTGAATCTTTGATTGTTTACTCTCCCTTCCACTTTATCACTTTCCATATCCATACTTTCTGCTCCATTTACAGCAAAAGAAGCATTAGGATATTTTTTGATTATCATAGGAATTACTGAAGCACAGGTAATAAATATTCCCATTGCTCCCTTGTAGCCGTGAACTTTAATAATCCTATTATATTTATTATCTAATTTCCTATCTCTTGCAGCATAGAATTTTATTGCAAAAACATCATCATAAGATTCTGCTCGGATGATATATTTTAATCTCTGATACTCTTCCGTCTTGTCCGTATAAAATTTATATATTAACGAGAAATCAAAAGCGTCCCCCTCTTTAGGAGACGCTTTCTGTATATATTTTAATTCAAACGGCTGTACCCTATCGAACATTTACATAATCATTTTTGCAGTGGTTGAAATAAAACAGCACGTTTCACTAACAATTCTTCCTCTACCAACTACTCCGCGTAAAGGAACATGCTTAACTTCACTCCTTAAAGTCCATCCTAACCTATCGCCTTTAGTTTTTACCTGACGATTTTTTGTAATAACATTAACTTTCTTGTTTTCTATAACACTTCCCATATCCTTTTGATACTATGATACTATAATATAAGAAAGAACGAACGAACAACATATCTTAAACACAACACCATTAACAACGCTATAAACATTGTTAATAACATCACAATTACAGCACTATTTTTGTATTATACTTCGTAATACAATATTTCGCTACAAAATAAGACATAAATAAGGATGTAACCAAAATGTGAGACAGATTTATTTATAATTTAGACTAATTATAAATAACAACATTTACGTTATGATACCCCGCCAGTAATACGGCGGGCGGGGTAAATAAACTATTTGTTTATTCTATTTTACATAAACCAAATGATGAAGCACATTTCCGCTTTTTGTATCAACTTCCGCCAACCTGACTGCCTAAAATCTTCATATTATAAATTTTCTTTTCCTTTACCTTTCCGCCTTTCAGTATTGTGACTTCCTGCCTCAGTTGTGCAACTTCTTTAAGTAATTTCTCATACGCTTCTGCAAGACGGAGCATGTGCTTCATCATTAGATTTACATTTTCATTCATTATATTTCAAATTAATAATTTGTGTCCTGTCGAAATAAAATATCAACAAATTTTATATTGAAAAAGTTTTATTTCAAAACATGTTTGTAAACATATATATTAAACAGCCTTTCTTCTCACACTGAATAGGTCTTGTATTTCTTCCACAGATTTGTTCAGAGCGTTAAATCGCCTTTGTAAATCCTCAAATTGCGCTTCATACATGACTACTGTCGTTTCATACATTCGCTTCCAGTATTCAGCAGTTTCCGGAGATGGCAAATCTTCCACATCTTTTTCAGACAAAGACGAATGTGAAGTTTCATTGTCAAGGAACATTGGACCTTTGCCGGTGAGGATGTAGTTGGCGTTGACTTTATACATTTGACAAAACTCTTGCAACGTGTTCATAGACACACCGCATATTCCACGTCTTATTTTAGACATGGTGGCCTTTGATAAATTTTCTAAAGTGTTCCACACCTTATAATCGGTAAGTTCCAACTTTTCTATCGTCTCTAAAAAACGATAAGTATAATCATTAAACGCTTCATTATTAATATCATGTTCGGCATTATTTTTTTCATTGCCCAAATAGATATATTTCATATTTGCATCTGGAAAACATTCTGCAAACTTAGATAAGAACTTCTTGCTTGGCTCTTGTATCCCCCTTTTTATTTTAGTGAACATAGCCTCTTTAACCCCAGTGCTCTTCGCTATATTATAGAAAGATACTCCCATCCTTTCGACTTCTTCTAGAAATCTTTTTGTTAAATCACTAAGATTTGCTTCGTTTTTATTTTTACTTTCCATTTTAGATAGTATCTTTGCATTCGTTGCAAGTAGAGCGGCAACAGACACATGATTAAACAATCGCCCTAACGTGGGCTTTTCTATATGGAAATCCGTTGCCGCTCTACTTTAGCAACGGATTTTTTTATTTTATAAAGTACAATCGGTTATTGTTTCCGCTTTACGAGCTACTGCGGAGGGCTATCGGGGAAAATACGTTCGACCAATAACAGATTTAAAACAACCTTCCGAAGCTTCACGGTGAAAGCCCGTGAGGGGATGCACGAAAGAAGGCAGTCGATTGAAATAAGCAGACTGGTGCGCAGGTGCAGGTTACGAGATAACCAACTCTGTAAAAGCTGAAAGCCGAGATTGGAAGCACCCAATTCAGAGCCGAGACGAAAAAGCCGAGATGACGGGCTCATTCTCTTGAATTATCCCCAAAACCGTAAGAGAGAAAAACACTCTCTACGGGTAAGGGGATGATTCACTCAATTCCCCTACCTCAAATCAAAGCAGGTTATTATTTATTAAGTTATATAACTTATTATAAACTATATATTCATTATAACTATAAACTTAATATTAATATAATTACAATGGAAAAAGTAAGTCTTAAATATGAAGCATATACAGACGGTAGTTGCGATAATCTTTCTCCTTATGGAGAAGGCGGGTCTGCTTATATAATACTTAAAGACGGTATAATAATAAAAGAATCCAAAAAAGGATTCGTTGGCACTACGAACAACCGTATGGAAATGCTTGCAATAATAAGTGCCGTAAAATCCGTTCCAAAAGGGGCTACATTAACCGTGTATACAGATTCTCAATATTGTATAACGAGCTTTACGAACTGCAAGAAACCCAAAAAGAACTTAGACTTAATAAACCTCTATCATCATTGCGCCGCATCACTCCATGAGATATGTTTTGTTTGGGTAAAGGGACACAGCGGCAATGAATACAACGAGCACGTTGACTCTTTAGCCTATTCTGCGTATGAGGAGATTATAAACAAATACAATCTCCCTAAAACAAGAGTAGGAAAAGGACGATGAATATTTAAAGGGGCAGCAATGGTCTGCCACCCCTTTGGGTCTTAACCTCTGCGAACCCTAATTACAGTCCGCCGGATTTTAATCCTGGTTGTGGTTTTGACCCTTACAGTAATTCTTGCCATAAGCGTTAATTATAATGTTAAACATTGGATAATCTCAGCCTTATCCGTCAGGCGATTTCCTTTCTCATGTTATGGCAACAGATTATAGAAATCGGGCAAGTATTACTGTTTTATATCAATTAATAAATTATATAGCAATGAAGAAAATAACAAAGATTGAGATTATAATGTCAGTAGATGAAGATGCCGATTTGTATTCAAGAGATATAACTTTAAACGGGGAAAAGGTTTTCCATGATGAGTTCAAAAGAAATCTCTTAAATACAAAAGACTTTATTCACGTTTTTACCGACAAACTAATTAGCGGCATTGAAAATGATTAAATACAGCTATTTTCACTATATTAACCGATTGTACAACATTTCAAAGAACGAATTATGAAAAATGAACCTAATTACACAATTACAATTTCCCGTAGATACGTTGAGGGAAAAAACAGCCTTAATGTAGAGAGAACCGTTACAAACGCCGAAGACGGTGAAGTAATATTTCATTCACTGCATGAAATTAGCAGCGACAGTGAAAAAGAATCACCTATTACGTTTCTTGAAAAACATTTAGGGCTGTACCCTCCCGAAAGCAAAAGCCAATGCAGATGTAATAGATGCCGCAATTTCAGTGATGGTTTTTACTTTCTCCGAAATGGGCGGTTCCACCGTTTTTTTAAGAGATTCAAGTTCAAGTTTTAGTCTCTCCAAATCATTTGAAAGTATTTTGTCTTGCATCTTAAATCCCCCATAGCGGTAGAATGTATCCAATTTTGAATTAAGATATATTTTACCGCCATTCTTATAACCTTCAATTTTAAGCATCCCCATATCTTCAAGTTCAATCATCACTTTTTCAAATTGCACCATACTGATATTAAGGTCTGGGACATTTTTATATTCAAAATAAAAACCATTTCCTTCTTTATTAAGAAGTTCATGCACTATTTTATCCTTTTCCTCCGGCATTATTACCTTAGGATGCTCCTTTCTCCCCTTCGATGCTGTCCTAAACTCAAACATAACAATATATTAATCAGAGTTTTACTAAAAACATGTTTTATAACATATAAAATACTAACTAAAAAAGAAAGTATTTCTTTGTGCTTTCTAAAATAGATAGTATCTTTGCACTGTTGTTAATCAACAACGTTATTTTTTAAAGTAAATACAAAGATAAGAAAATAAATAAAGAAAGCAAATATGAAGTACGATTTATCAGACATAATGAAAAAGGCTCACAACTTCTACAAGACCGGAAAATACACCTGGTCTGAAAGCTTGAAAAAGTCATGGAAGATGGCAAAGTTTTCTGTCCGCGTAAAAGAGGAAATATCCAATATGGTAGACTATAAGTCTGCTGACGACAAAGCGTTCACTAATAGATTAAGAAAGGAGAATGAAGGCTATAAGCCGGCAAAAAGAAGCGCCTATGATAATTTCAATGCTCCGGCTTCCGTCTATTATACTTCTAACAACAGAGGGCGTTTTGGCTCTTGTTTCGTGGGTGATTAATACAATTAGCACATAAATATGAATGACATCAAGACAATAGCAGTAAAGAAAATATCTCCATCCGACACATTAAAAAGTATAAAAGTCGGTGACACAGTAATTATAAAGGACAAGCATATAAAACCCAATGTAGCCCGCTCTACCATGTCCAGACTATCTAAAAACGGATATAGCTTTTATTCGACAAGCTGCCCTGAAGGGTTGATAGTAAAACGACTTAAATAATATCATTATGAATATCAACAGAATATCAAAACAGACAGCCATGTTTGCAATAGGATTTATCGGCTTCTTATTCCTTCTCGTCATCGCAGGTAAATCAGATTATAATCAGGAAGTCATATACAACATGACGGAAACGGCTTACAATGTTATTGTAGATTCTCTCGGCGAAGGTTGTAGCGATACTCAAATCGTAAAGACTTATTTAAATAACAAAGAATATTACGACAGTCTAAGTTGGTAGGTTATGGGAAGAACGAAATCTGTAGGAAAGGTAGAGCCGGTCAACAAACTATGGCTCTCCGCTAAGGAAGCAATGGCATACTTAGGATGCAGTGATAAACTGTTGGAAAAACTAAGGAACAATGCCGAAATATCATTTTCTAAATATAATAACCGTACCATTTGGTACGACTTGAAAAGCATTGAAAGGTTTATAGAAAGAAACCGCGTTGTGTGAACAACGCTCCTTCCTCTTAGCTCAGCCAGGCAGAGCATCGCTATGGTTACTTGTTCGAAGGTTTAGTATCCGGTAATTTCCGGTTAGCGAAGGTCGCACGTTCGAGTCGTGCAGAGGGAGCATTATAGGCGAAACCGATGAGCCAAACATTCGGGATGGGAGACTTAACCCTCAAAAATGAAGTCGTGTTCAGGGCACGTAAAATTAGCCTGCGCTGATAAGCAGTATATCTATATATACACATAGCTGAGGCGATGTATAGCGTGCAAGCAACCGATTGCGAAGACTGTTCATTGAGAGGTGAATACGAGCATAAGGCAGCAGCGTGATTAAGTTAATGAACATACTACAATAGTAGTCTATGTATCAGCGCGGAAAATCGTCCGTTGACCGTTAAAGTATGATGTTTGGGCGTCATTATCGCTGGTACTATTATATACTCCCTTCCCGTCAAATTCGGGCACGCTGAAAGCTAAACACGTATTGTTGCGTTGAAGGGAGCCAATATTTATTAATCTTTAAATATATAGAATTATGATTGGGAAAAAAGTAATTATTAGAGCAGACAGAGCGGGCGTATTTTACGGAGTATTGAAAGAAAAAAATGGTAGTGAGGTTACATTGACAGACTGCCGAAGATTGTGGTGTTGGTATGGGGCTGCATCTATCAGCCAATTAGCTGTTGAGGGAACGAAAAGACCTAATGATTGTAAATTTACATTAGTTGTACCGATAATCTCTATTTTGGGGGTTATAGAAATAATTCCTTGTACAGATGAAGCGATAAAATCCATTGAGGAGGTAGCCGTATGGAAGAACAGATAAGAAAGTTTCTTAGTATATACTCTGGCTATGGCTATGGCTCTGGCTCTGGCTCTGGCTATGGCTATGGCTATGGCTCTGGCTATGGCTCTGGCGATGGCGATGGCGATGGCTCTGGCTATGGCGATGGCGATGGCTCTGGCTATGGCGATGGCGATGGCTCTGGCTATGGCGATGGCGATGGCTCTGGCTATGGCTTTGGCGATGGAATTAAAACATTCAATGGCGACAAAGCATATATCATTGATGATATTCCTACAATTATCAAGCATGTTCATGACAATGTAGCTAAAGGATATATACTGAACGATGACTTTACATTGACTGAGACATTTGTTGCAAAAAGGAATGGGAAATTCGCTCATGGAGAAACATTGCACGAGGCCTTTGCTTCGCTTCAAGAAAAATTGTATGACGATTCAACCGAGGAGGGAAGGTTGGAAGCTTTTAAAAAGCATTTTCAGGACTTTACTAAAAAGGTATCGGCTAAAGAATTGTTCCATTGGCATCATGTGCTGACCGGTTCGTGCAAGCAAGGAAGGCTGTCATTCTGTGCCAATAAGGGAATAGACATTGACAATGATACTTATACCGTACATGAGTTTATAGAATTAACTCAATATTCTTATGGCGGTGATATAATCAGAAAATTGAAGTAATATGTAATTATCCCGTGGCTCTCAATAGATGTTTGAGAGTAGTAAGGCAACCATCGGAACGCTCACGGGAACGATAAAACAGATAGTACTCATTTTAAAAAACAAGCAATATGAAAAAAATTACAGAAATGACCGAGCAAGAAATCCTTGCATTAACGGATGAAGATGTACAGAAAATGATAAAACTCCGGATGATGGAGGAAGGCATTAAAATCATGGATAGGCCGCAGGCTCCTGAACTGTTTGATATTGAACCGGGTGATTTGAAAGTTTTCACCATTCCATTTCTTGGAGATTTTGCTTTTACAAGCATAGAAGAAGCGAATGCGGTTGCAGAAGCATTGCGAAATGCAAAAACTCTGCGTAAGGTTGAATATGATTGGAGTAAAACAGGAAGTGATTATAAGTATCTTGTCAAGAAAGAGAAATATTCTTATTCCAACAGCCCCGATTTCTCTGTCAATTCAGATTTTGTGTATTCCCAAGAACTCTATACCAAAATTTCCGGTTTTTTGGCGCAGAACAAGGTACTGAAAGAGCAAGCCCAGAAAGACAAAGAGGAATATGATGTGCAGTTAGGCGAAGCTTCGGAAATTATTTCGGAAATACACAGCCGACTTAAAGAAGTCAAGGCAAAATACAAGAGATTAGAATGGTTAGTTTACAAATTTGCTTCCGACTACTATCCGCTTTCTGATAACAACGAGGACATGGCAATAAAATTCATGGATAAAGCGTATTCCTTAAATTATGAAGAAAAAGAGTATATCTTATCAGAATATAGTAAGTACGATAACCCCGTGGAGGCATAACCTTGCATTAGGAGTTAATTAGAGTATTTTTCAAATCCCGTCCACGTGCTGGTCGGGAAACACTGCGACATGGTGGAATGGTAGACGCAGCACTCTATGATAGGAATGTCAAATCTTAGATGTGTGGAGCTTGACAACTCGTCCCGGTTCGAGTCCGGGTGTCGCAACATCTTCACTACAGATGAAGTATTTGTTTAGTCGTAGCCGGGCGGTCTGTGAAGATAGTCCGGTTTTTTCTTGAAACCAATTAATAACAATCATATGAAAACATTACAATTAAGTGAACAAAAAGCCCGTGAACTATATCGGAGCGGTTCAAAAGAATTAAAAACAGTATTGGAAGAATCTTTTGGAAAGGATTTCTTTTCACAAGACGTTACAGAAAGAGTGAAAACCTACCTTGATGCTTGCCACGAGTTGGGAAGGGAACCACTCGATGAGAAAAAGCTATTGGAGTTAGGCTTGACGGAACACGATATTGCTTATCAAAAGCTGGCTATCGTTACGGAAGCTCTAAATGGAGGTCAGAAACTTAATGTATGCAATGCTAACGTGAAACGCTGGTATCCGTGGTTCAAGCCTAATGGGTCTCCTTCCTCTTTCGCTTTCTGCGATTCGGATTACGGTAGTGCGTGGGCGGTTGCGGGTAGCGGGTCTCGCCTTTGTTTGAAAAGCGAAAAGCTTTCCAATTATTGCGGGAAGCAATTCATTGATTTGTGGAAACAATTTATTCTATAACCCTATAAACTTACAATTATGACTTTAAATGTAGATAAAAAGAACGCTTTAAAGGCTTGGAGAGAAGCGGACAATAAAGGAAAGCAGATGCTTGAAAATCTATACGGCAAAGAAATATTTGCCAATCAAAACGTAATGGATAGAATCAAAACGTTTGAAGACGCAATGGAAGAAACAGGAAGAAAAGGTGTCCCTGATTTTTCAGATTTACCCAAAGACATGCGCAGGCATTTCATTGCGTTATATAAAATGGAAGTTATTACGGAAGCTCTGAATGAAGGCTGGAAAGCAGACTGGGATAACTCGGATGAGAACAAGTATTATCCCTATTTCATTATGTCTCCTTCCTCTTTCGCTTTCTTCGATTCGCGTTACGCTGATGCGTTTGCGCATGCGGGTAGCGGGTCTCGCCTTTGTTATAAAACACGCGAACTTGCGGGATATTCGGCAAAACAATTTATTGACATTTGGAAAGACATCCAGATAGGATAAGCATACAAAGGTCGTCTGCCCTTGTCTCCTTCCTCTTAAAAATAAATTATGGAACAAGAAATTTGGAAAGATATAATTGGATATGAAGGGATATATCAAATATCCAGTTTAGGTAGAGTAAAATCTGTGAGCAGATATGTAAACCATATAAATGGAGTAAGACATGTTCATAGTAAAATTTTAAAGCCTAATAGTTGTTCTCTTTATTTAAATATTAGTCTTAGTAGAAAATGTGTAATGAATAGATTCACTATACATAGGCTTGTAGCTAAAGCTTTTATTCCTAACCCTAATGATCTTCCACAAGTTAATCATAGAGACGGTAATAAATTTAATAATAAAGTAGAAAATCTTGAATGGTGTTCTTCCTCTGATAATCAAAAACACGCATATAGAATTGGGTTAAAAAAAACTCCTAATTTAGGCAGATTCGGCAGTCTAAATCATTCATCTAAAGTTATAATACAATATAGTTTAACAGGAGTGCCAATTCAAGAATACGGAAGCACAAGAGAGGCTTCCAGAGTTACTAAAATAAATCAAGGAACTATAGCAGCATGCGCAAGAGGGGAAAGAGCATCAGCCGGTTCTTATAAATGGAGATATAAATAACCAAATTCAGCCGCAGAAAAGGTCAGAGCTATTACCGTACTAAAAGCCGTGAGAGAAGCGAAGTGCGCACCGCTTCCCTTTAACCTTGTACGGGCGGTTTAAAAACAAAATACAATGGAAAATAAAGTGAAACAGTCTTCAAAGAATAAAGAGGAAAACCTCTTGAACGAAGATAGAAAAGCCTCTAATAAAAGGCTGAAACAATATTCCGCTCGTATTTCATTTGGATATACAGAAAAGAGCTTGGAAGAAGAAAGAAAGAACATCTGCCTTAGTCAAGGACTATCAAGATATTGCTAAACTTAATATTATAAAATTATGCCAATCGTAAAAAAGAATGACGTTCTACCTGAACGTCCTGTTATTATTGTACTTTATGGAGTACCGGGAAGTGGGAAAACAAGTGTTGCTACAACAGCCGATACCCCCTTATTGATTGATTGCGACAGAGGTGCAGACCGAGCAGTACAGCGTTGTGATACTATAATGGCTAAAAACTGGAAAGACATAGATAGTGAGCGGGAAGCAATGAAAGAGTATAAAACAATTATAGTTGATACAGCCAAGTCTATGCTTGACGATTATTTGAGCCAATATGCCATTGAAAACAACTATAAGTTAAAAACAAATTCTTTAAAACGTTTCGGACAGATGGGCGAAGATTTCAAAGAGTTCGTCAATTTTCTTCGTTCAAATGGCTCTGATATAATATTTATCTGCCATGATAAAGAAACTGCAGATGGTGATGTGATAAAGCACTCTCCAGATTGTACCGGGCAATCTAAAGACCTGCTTGTTAGAATTGCAGATCAAGTTGGATATGTATTTATCCAAAATGGTAAACGCTGTATATCTTTTGCTCCGTTAGATAATTTTGTAGGGAAAAATGTTGCCGGGCTTGAAACTGTTACTATTCCAGATTATGGCACAACCCAATTTGATACTTGCATGTCTTACATTGTTTCAAAAGTCAAAATATCTATTCAAGGAAAAGGAGAAGCACAAGCAAAAGCCAACGAGCAGCTTGCAGCAATACGAGAGCAACTTGCGGCTGCAATGACTGATGAAGATATTATCTCATTGATGGAAGCAACCAAGACACTGCCTAAAATCATGCAATTGCCGTTCTTCTCTGAAATGCAAAAAAATCTTGCTACAAAAGGATACGCATTCGACAAGGACAAAAAAATGTTTATTAAAGCATGAAACCACTTATTAGGGTAACACAACTGGAAGCATTCCGAAAATACATAGAACAAAGCGATTACGCCAGTTATGAGATAACTGAACAATCGGTTATTGACAGTATATCAGGTGCATTTGAAGGCAATACATATACGAGAATTGGAAAAGCTTTTCATAAAATAGTGGAAGAAGGTACACCGAAATGCGAAAAGGTTAAAGCAGGTGAGCGTACCTTTCTTTATTACGGGAAAGAACAAAAGGAACAAATGCCAAGCGGACGAGCGTTTGACATTGAGAGAAACAAGATAATTCTTGACATACCACAATGTAAGGCCGCTCTTGCATACAGGAATGAACATCCTGATGCTTTTCATGAGATACGCCTTTATAAGGACTTTGGGAATGCTATTATAACAGGATGTGCCGATATGATAGATGGCGTAGAAATTAGGGATATTAAAACCAAATATTCTTATCCTATTGATGCCGATTACATAAATTCTTGCCAATGGAAATTTTATCTCCAATTATTCAATGCAGATATATTTCATTTTGATTTGTTCATATTTGAAGGATATGATAAAGAAAAGCATGGATATGATGTCAGAGGTATTCCGTTGAAACGTTATGATCCTGCAATAACATGCTATCGCTACGATGGCATGGAGCAGGATAATTATAATCTGCTTCGCTCATTTCTTGAATGGGCTGAATATAGAGATTTGACCAAGTATTTACTTAAAGAAACAATAGAATAGAAAATGAATTTAACCGGAAGCGTAAATTTGCTAAAGCTCGAAAAAGCGGGCATAGCAACAATCAAGAATAAGAAATGCGTTGTCATTCCGATAGAAGAAAACGACCTTTATGTAAGTATGGACGAGAACCTGAAAGCAAAAGCCGTCTATCTTAACGTTAATATTAATGAGCGTAGAGAGCCGAGCCAATACGGCAATACCCATTACTGCAAACAATACTTATCAAAGCAGTATAAGGATGCGAACAAGACAGAAGCAGAAGCCAAGTCAAAGGTTTACCTGGGCGACTTCAAGCCTTATGAGTTTGAGGGTTCCGGGAATGCTGCGGCTACGGTGGATGCACCATCCCTACAGACCGACGGGGAAGACGACCTCCCGTTCTGATGTGTAACCTATAAACATATAATATCATGCTGTACGAATTTAAGCTAAAAGTAAACAAGGTTAACGAGAAAGGCGATGAAAAGGAAGTCACCGAACATTACATAACTGATGATGAGCTTTTCGGTCATGTGGAATTGAAAGGCAATGAGCTATACAACGGTGAGTGTGATGTTTTCGCAATCAGCCGGAGTAAGATACGTGATATTGTTAATGAGAAACAGGAAGATGAGTTCTTCTATAAGGTTACTCTTGTTGAGATTTTCGTAGACGACAACGGGAAAGAAAAAGAGAACAAGTATTGTGTTCTAATAGCTGCAAAAGACATGGACGATGCCAACAAAAAGGCAGCGGAATACATGAAACAGGGGCTTCAAGATATGAAGCTGGACGCTATTGCAAAGACAAAGATTTTAGACTTGATATAATTAACCGAAAGCCCTCTGCTCACGCAGAAGTCCCGTGAAAGGTTCGGGTTAAGTGATTTAATTTCAGCTAACAGTTAACTATCCCGGTGTGGCTTGACCGCCTATCCGGGAACTATTTGTTAACCTGCCTGTCCGGTCTGTGAAGATTGGGCGGGCAAAAATGGTGGTATGGCGGAACAACGAGAGACGCTAAAGTGAAGCTCTTATAGATAGGTTGGTAAGTCAATGTGTTACGGTTAGCCGTAAAAAAAAATTCAAACCACTGAGTTAATAACGGGTAATGCCGAATAGACCGCAATGTCAATGAATAAACTACTTGGTGAAAGTCCAAGAAAAACTCCTATCATGCAGGTGCAAGTCCTGCTACCACCTCATAAATGTGAGCCACACATAAATGGCAAGGGTTAGTAAATAATGGTTGTGCCCCGGAGAATACGCTTCGGGGCTTTAATAAAAAACATCATGGAAACAAAAGAAATTACCAAGACTATTTACATTGCAAATGACGGGAAAGAGTTCTTAACGAAAGAAGATTGCGAAAAGCATGAAAGGTTTGTTGAAGAAATACTTTCACGTATTAAGTATTTCTGTATCAGATGTAATCCTGACTTAACAGAAACAGGAAATTTCTCTCATAAAATATATGTGGCTGTGTTTTCTAAACATTACCTATATAAAGATATTGCATTTCAATGGGCTTTAAAGAAGTTTGGTACTTACTTAGGGGAAAGCGTAATGGGATATGGCTTCCAACCCCATTTTAATGTAAGTGAAGTTTCTAAAGAAGAATATGAAGAATGCCCTGCTACTGTTTGGGGAGGTACTTCATTGAAGAGTGAGAAAATATTCCTTAGTCCTAAATCAGTAGAGGGATTTCCTGAAAACATTGACTACATGAAGGAATGGGGATTTAAATAAAAACTTGAATGAAACTTACAATAACCAAATCCGAAGGTGCAATCATTCAGAAGCTTATCGCAGACCTAAAGTCAGACATTCATAATTTTGGAGGTGACAGCAAGCAGGCAGAGCGTCTAAGCAAGTTGAACAAGAAGATTGCAAGGCAGATAAAGAAACAATACAAGACATGAGTCCTTACGTAATAACTTCTGCGGTTCTTATTACTTATGACGGAAAGAAGATACCATTGGAAAACATAGAGAGTGAAATAATGACCCGACCTATCCAGTTGACTAAGGAGAGGATACTCGATGCTTTCTCCATGATGAAAGATAAGCCGGTGGATGTTGAACTTAAAGTAAAATATATATGAGACATTTAGAAGATTCTCTCCAAAAATCTATAATTAAATATTGGGACTTGAAATATCCCAAATGGAAGAAAAGGCTGGTTCATGCTCCTAATGGAGGAAAGCGCAACGCAATCGAAGCAGCAAAGTTCAAGCAGATGGGCGTTCGTGCAGGATTCCCCGATTTGATACTTCTTATACCGAATAAGTTTTATCCTTTCTGTGGGGTGGAATTAAAGACTAAAACAGGCAGGCAGTCGGAGAATCAGAAAGCCTATCAAAAGGAGTTTGAAAGTATCGGCGCTAAATATGTCGTTGTCCGGTCACTTGACGAGTTTATAGAAGTGGTAACTGATTATTTGAAAGAAATTTGATTTTTCCTTTGGCATTTTGGTTTGAGTTAGTATCTTTGCGGTGTTTTCCCGCCAAGAAAACATCTTTATTAGCTTAGATGCATGGATTTTTTATATCCATTCGACAGATTATATCTATAAATATAGGCTGTTCGTATTCCCTTGTGAACTATGTATCTTTGCAGATAGTAGTGTTTCTTGGCGGAAAACAGGGAAGCGGACAGCTTTCTTTTTATACATAACTCAAATTCTAATCACAATGCCAAGAAACTTAGAATTAGAGAACGGGCGAATAATATGTACCCCACAATCTACGTTAGTTGCTAACGAGAAAGCGACATTCTTATCTTTAAAAAGTACAAATGATGAAATCAGAAAGTATTTTATTGCTGTACTTAATCTATCCAAATCAAAGGAAAAATATCCCGTAAATCTTGATGATGTATGGATGCTGGTATATGGAAGGAAGCAAGAAGCTGTTAGGGCTTTAACTTCTGAAATATTCATCCAAGACATTGATTATCAAGTTTTGCGCCAAAAAGCGGAAAACCCCAAAGGCGGCAGACCAACAATAGAATACCACCTCTCCGTCTCCTGCTTAGAATACTTTATCGCCCGCAAAGTTCGCCCCGTATTTGACGTGTACCGTGAAGTCTTTCACAAGGTGAACGAAATTGCACCAAAGGTTGCCAAGTCAAGTGCAGCCGACAAGCGGAAAATCGCAAAGCTCGAAAAGGAACTGGAGTTTACGAAAAAACTTCTCGAATGGACAAGATGGAGCGAACGCAGGGAGATTGAATTAAAATGCTCGTGCTTCTCTTTCCTCGTAAAGACGAAGCAGTACGATAAGTGGGCGGAATACAGAAGAACGGGGATAGTCAAGAAGTAACAACCATGATTGAAATACTTATCGTGTTTGGTAGTCTTTTATCGGGCTACCTCACTTTCCGAAAAAAGGGAGAGAAACTTTTCTATTGAGCAAAATCTAAAAAATTAAATATTATGAATACTTCAATTATTAAATTCGATTACAACGGAAATATAATTCCTTTTGAGAAAGGGAGTGATGTTATGGTAAACCTTACGGCTATGGCGAAAGCCTATCCCGATAAGAATTTATCCACAATTGTTAACTCGCAGGAAATCAGCGATTATTGCACATCACTTTCCAAACTAAAAAATTTTAGTTTGGCTGATTTACTGATAGTTAAGAGAGGTGGAGATAATCCAGGCACTTGGGCACACCGTCTTGTCGCTATTCGTGTTGCACAAAAACTAAATTCCGATTTAGCGGTATGGGTGGATATGAGAGTAGATGAGCTTCTTAAATACGGTATGACCGCCACGCAGCCAACTTTGGAGCAGATGATAAACAACCCCGACCTTGTTATCAGCCTTGCCACGCAGTTAAAGAATGAGCGTGAGGAAAAGCAAAGAATGGCTTGCGAAAATCAAATTCTCAAAGAACAGAACAAAAATATAATTGAAGAAACCAAACCTGCTGTAACCTTTACAAACGCATTTAGTGGAGCGGAAAGTTCATGCCTTATCGGAGAGCTTGCAAAATTAATTGCGCAGAATGGATACGATATAGGCGAAAAAAGATTGTTTGCATGGATGCGTAAAAACGGATATTTGGGCAAGCATGGAGAAAGATATAACGTGCCAAATCAGAAATACATAGAGCAAGGGTTGTTTGTAATCAAAAAAGGCGTACGCTCTGGAAGTAATGGCGTTTTACATACTACATTGACTACAAAAGTTAGTGGCAAAGGACAAGTTTACTTCGTGAACAAATTTCTTAATACGATATAGAAAGTAATAATATGAAAACAATAAAGCAGCAATCAGAAGAGTATGCGTTGAAATATCCTTCCGAAATCCGAAATGAAATAGCGAAAGCATGGATAGACGGGAGAAACTCAATAAGGAAGAAAGAGGTACTTGACCTCTATTTCGTAGAGGAAGAATATAAGGATATATTCATATACTGGCTCAACTACAAAAAAGAGAGGGGGCAGCCATACAAGCAGACCGGAGCAGAGGCATGTTACCGGAAGCTATTAACTCTTTCGGGAGGTGACAAGCAGATGATGATTGCAATAATAGAGCAAAGCATGAGTAATAATTACCAAGGGTTATTTCCACTAAAAGACAATGGGAACAGAAATCACACTAACAAGCAAGGAAATAGCGGTTCTATCTTCCAGGCAGCTGATTGCTATCTGCAAGAACATCAGTAATGAGATAACTTCCATAAGCCAAGCGATAAACGCACCTCCCATACAATTATCACAATGGAGGAAAGATAACGAAACCTGCATAAAAGCGGTTCTTGTAAAGTTCATAGAAGGTACTCTGTTGTTTTACGGCCGTAGCCGCGAGGATATGAATGACTATCAAGTAGCATCCATTGTAAACTCTATCCTTGACAAGTATTATTATTTCAGAATTGAGGACGTTTGCCTTTGTTTTAAACGGGCAAGGGAAAACTCATCATACGGTGGATTTTACGGCAAAATAGACGGTTCTGTCATCATGAGCTGGTTTGCCACTTACGATAAGGAGCGGGATGAAGTGATACACTCAATGCCGGAAGAAAAAATTAATGTTTTTACCGGAGAAGAGTATAGCCGGGAAGAGTACATTGAGATGTTGAAAGCTAAGATAGCCGGTGGAGACCTGTACGCAAACGAAGCATTGCGGCGTGTTGGTACATTCGAGCGTATAATGTTTGATAGACGTGGAGAGTACGCCAGTTATAAGTATTGGCGAAAACATAAATTTGACAATAAAGTATGAGACTTACAATATGTTAGACGACAAGAGGCAGGCAAAGACGCTTTTACTATGATATATGCAAAAAGTTTGGCATATCGGATTACATGAGTGTTAATCATGAGACGCCATGTGATATAAGGGATGAAGATATGGAGCTGTTGAAGGAATGCGAAAAACGAGGGTTTATCCAAATAAGAAACAAACGGTAAATAATCATGGACATAGAAATTGAAAAGAAAATCGAACAATTGGAGTATCAGCGCATGATTGATGAGCTTGCAACAGAGAGCAGAAACAAGAGTATGAACAAGGCAGAACACGCAAGGCAATGACTACCGACACGGCAAATCAGATAATCAGCAAGTATGAGAGCCTTGTAGTTCTGTGCACCTACAACATACTGCTCACGAACGACATCTGTTGCGGGCAGGTTATCGAGTGTCTGCATGCGATGAAGAGAACGCCTTATTACAAACAGGCATTCAAGCGGTATTTGAATGATGCCGATAAGGCAAGAAAGGAATACGAGCGTACTGTAAACAGCGTTATCGGTTCAGACCGGAGCGAGTTTTTCGCCGACTGCAACGACAAGTATACGGAAGAAGTGAACAAGCACGTGGATATGTTGTATTGGCAATTCAAGCAGGTTCTTGACGATAACGGCATATCCCATTCCGCAGAGATTGCAAGGTTCGAACTTGCAAGGACATTATGTGATTACGCCTGCATCCAGTTTGACGAAAGGATTAAAGAGCTTCGGAAGAAAGATGCACGGTTCAACGGGTTCACGTTGGAATATTTGAAGCTTTCAAATGTGGCAAGGATGATGAACCTTGCTTCCGACTGTTTGAAAATCGGGAAAACGGTCAATATGAACACAGAGCGGTGTACAGCAGCGTTTGATGTGCTGGTAAGAAAGCTGTCGGATGCGGATAATATTGCCAACGCGATAAAAGTTTAGTGAGATGAAACCTATTTATAACCTTATAACCCTCCTCATGGACTGGCTTTCGGTAGAGGTCGGAGTGGATGAAGAGTGGTTCTGAACAAAGACATCATGGTGCAAGATGTGTGTTTCGGAAGACAATCGGGAACGGAATAAAAGAAAGGAAAACAAATGAATTTACAGTCAAAAATAGATTATTCAATAACCTTGCTTCGCAAGAGTGAAAGAATGGCATTGGAACTTGACCCGGAGAATGGATTCTATTTGGCATTCTCCGGCGGAAAAGATAGTCAGGCATTATACCATATTGCAAAACTGGCAGGAGTAAAATTCAAGGCTCACATGAACCTTACAAGTATAGACCCGCCAGAGGTTATTCGCTTTGTGAAACGGAATTATCCGGATGTGGAGCTGATAAAGCCTAAGATGTCAATTTACTACATGGCTTTGAAAAAGCACTTATTGCCTACAAGAACGATAAGATGGTGTTGTGCCGAGTTCAAGGAAACATCCGGTGCAGGAAAGGTTACGCTGATTGGAATCCGCAAGCAGGAAAGCACAAGACGGAGCAAGCGTGAGGAAATCGAAATCAGTTCCCATAAGTTCAGCGGGAATTTCGACCAGTGGAGCGAACACAAAGAACAGATGGTAACATGCGTGAAAGGCAAGGACAAGATACTTGTTTCTCCAATTATCAATTGGACGGAACGTGATGTGTTGGAGTTCCTGAATGAGGTGGTGAAAGTACCACACTGCAAGCTATATGATGAGGGATATAAACGGATTGGCTGCATTCTTTGCCCGATGTCGAACTATCGTCAGAAGATAAGGGATATGCAACGCTTCCCCCATGTAAAACGTAAATGGATTCAGACCATACAAAAGCTCATTGATGCCGGGTATCTCAATCGTAACTTTACCAATGCAGAATTCGGTTTTAATTGGTGGATTAGTGACAAGTCTTTTGACCAATATTATGCAGAGGAAGTGCTACAAGGGAAGATAGATTTTAGCGAATAGCAGAATGTGCCAATGAAAACAGTTAAACTTTCCAATTTAAAAGTCGGCGACCTTTTCATCCATAAAGGAACGGTGTACGAGATTATTACAAAGAGTAAGTGGACTTCCCAATGTAGGTATCTAAATGATAAATATCGCTTCGGTGGTTGGTGTCAATACTTGTATTGTGATTTTAGTAATTACACAAAAGTGGAAATTTAATATTAGCATGTGGTAAATATAAGAAAATTAAAAGTCATTGATTATGAAACAGACAACTATCCCCGCTTTTAAATATTGGCTCCGGATACACGGCTTTCGCTTAGAATGGTTCGGTACTGGAACAAAAAACAATCCAATCAAGATTAAATCAAAAAGAAAGAAATGAAAAAGTAAATATGGAATTAAAAGAATTGACATTAAAGATATGTGACATCTTCGGATGTAGCAGTATTACTACACTGCCTGATAAGGTTATGTTTGCTTTGTTTTCTCAGAATTCCACTTTGTATTTTGAGAAGTACAAAGAGTTATGCCCTGATTTGACTGTAGATTGGATGCAAAGGGTATATCAGTTCTACCACGCAGACAGAAAGGAAAAGAAACAAGATTATACACCTGTATCTCTTTCTAAGCTGGTTGCTTTTCTTAGCTATACACCATGCGAGAAAGTTGTGTACGATTGTTGCGCTGGTTCCGGTTCTCTGACTATTCAAAAGTGGTGCACTAATCCGGATTTAAAGTTTGTTTGCGAAGAATTGGATACGAATGTATTGCCTATCCTTCTGTTTAATCTTTGTATTCGCAATATTGATGCGACAGTGGTAAACAAGAATATTCTCACTGGTGATATTATCGGTTCATATAAGGTAATCAGAGGTTCAATATATGGAATTATACAGCGTCCGATGTTTCCGGAAACAGAATTTCTAAAAGCTGATGTAGGCATTTCCAACCCGCCATTTAATTTAAAAGTTCCTGTATCTGAAGAAATAATCAAAGCTTTACCTCAGAAATACACTTGTAATTTTGCTTTCGTGGCGCATTGCCTGCAAAGGAGTGAAAGATGTGCGTTGATTCTTCCCAGAGGTGTGCTTACAAGCAAAGAAGAGAAAGAGTGCAGGAGATACTTTATTGAGAAGGGATGGCTGCAAGCTGCTATTTCTTTGCCGGAAAAGATGTTTGAGTCTACCTCTGTAGCGACTTGCATACTTTTGTTTGATAAGAAGAAAACGAGTAAAGATGTGATGCTGATTAATGCGGAGGGAATGAAATCTGTTGAAGTAAGAGAACAACGTGGAGAAGGTGGCGCTTCTCATTACAACCGCATCTATAAAAAGGAATTTAATACTTTTTCAGATGAACAGATTGCTGCTATATGCGAACTTACAGTAAAAGAACAGGATTCATTCTCTAAAAGGCTTTCAATCGAAGAACTGGAGCAAAAGGGATACAATCTTACTATTGGCTCATATCTGCCGATAGAATTAAAAGGAACTATTCATCGAGACTTCAACGCTATAATATCAGATATTAACCGTGTCATCAGAGAACGTAATGTTATTAAGGTGACAGTTAATAAGGTATGGGCTGAACGTCTTGGACTTACAGAAATTATAAAAGATTGCGAATCATCCAATGAAGTAGTGAAAGCTATGAATGAAAGTTTTGCATCATTCAAGAATTACGAAGTAAAAGAGAAAATTATTGAGAATAAGTATATTCAATCTTCCAATAGTAAAGTATTTTGTATTGAGAATACTGATAAGGAAATATTGTCAAGTATCATGCCTTTCTTTATGAATATGTATAAGCAGCATATTTATTACCTAAATAATGAAGAGAATAGGCTTCTTTCCGAACTTAGAGATTCAATGCTGCCATTACTTATGAATGGAGAATTGGCTTTTAAAGATTAACGTATAACTAACAGTGATATGAAACAGACAATAAAAGAAGCAGCAAGGGAAGCAATTCATAAGCATTATAATTGTAATGGGACCTATCCATGTTCAGAACGTGAATATTGCGAACATTGTAACGGTCATAATACAGCATTCGATTGTTGCGAATGTGGTGCAGATGAATTTAAAGAAGGATTTATTACCGGTGCGAACTGGCGAATCAACAGCGTGTGGCACAAGACTAAAGATGAAGTGCCACACGCTCATGGAGAATACGAAAATGAACATTATCCGCAGATACCATGCCTTGTATATGGGAAATTAAGCACTGGAACTGGTTACGGTGTCCGCTATTGGAACATAACCGAGCAGTGCTGGGACGATGAAGAGTGCGATGATTACGAGTGTTCCAAAGATGCCATTGAAGAATGGGCGTATTTGGATGATTTAATACCTAATAAAAAGCAATGATTATGAAATCAAAATATGTATTATCAGTCGAACAGATGGAACATTTGCAGGAGCTTGGGTTGGATACAAGCGATGGAAGCATGTGTTTCGAGTGGAATGAATCAGATGCAGACAACATGGTTGTAACCTCTCCGGATGCCGATACGAATTACGACTATTATCATGAAACTTACACTTTGCAGGACATTCTCGATAAGCTGCCTTGTTTTATTGGCACACATGTACTAACCTTACAGAAGCTTGCAAATAGCGGAACATGTTTATATATGGAGCCTTATTCGCGTTCTATATTAAACCTGACAGAGAGTAAGGAACTTATTAATTCAGCCTACAAGATGCTGTGCTGGTGTATTGAAAACAGGTATATTAAAACTAAAGAATAGTTATGAAAGCAAGAATAAAAGCAACCGGAACGATTGTAGAGGTTGAAGGCTTATTTGATGTTGGGACTGCCTTAGTGAATGGTAGGTATTTCAAAGTGTCAGAACTCGACTTCTTTGATAATTTTGAAACTATTGATTGGGAGCACAGGCGTTATGAACTGGCGAAGGCTGCAATGCAAGGATTCTGTAGCAATCCACATCAACAGATAATGGATGCTGACTCAAATATGGTGGCAGAATGGAGTATTGGTTTCGCTGATTCACTAATAAAGAAATTGAAAGGGAAATAACCATGGATATAGAAGAAGCAAAAAACAAGAAAGCGAAAGCCGAAATGGAGATAGCTCATATTCTGGAAAAACTTGAAGCTGAAACGGGTTTAAAAGTCAGCAACATGTTTTATATATGCAGAGAAAATGATAAATCTGCGTTAGCTGTTTCCCCCATAGAGCATATAAAAACCAATATAATCTTAACGTTGTAATCATGGAAGTAAAGAACGGAATAATAATAGACGGAGTGCTGCATGAAGCGGTACAATATAAAATTAACTGTAAAAGATGTTCACTGCTATCTGTGTGTCATGAGTTTAATGCTGTTTGTGCCGTTATTGGTTGCGAAGCATTTGTTGAGCGTGGCAAAGTAACTGTTACATCTTATTATCGTGAAACACCTAAAAACGCTGGAGAAATAATCAAAAATAGATAAGGAGGAATAACTATGGGATTTACAACACCGTGTTTCATAAGAAAGAATACACCGGAGCTTCGGAAGAAGTTGGAGAAGTTGGGATATAGATTGTTTGGGGCGGAACTTAACGAAGATTTATGTATTTTCACTGAACCCGAACACAGTCTATATAGTGTTGAGTTTTTCAGTAACATTCCACATCCTGACGAAACCGATAGTGTTGATTGCGGAACCAACGAAGAACTTTTCCTAGCTATCGCTGCATTAAGGGATGATACAGACAACAATCAATTATTCACTAATGGTAAGGGCGATTGGGGTATATACCGGGATGGCTCTGATGGAGGTTTATCTGGAATGGATTTCTATGGGGTGCCTAATGATTTTGAGATTTACAATTACCACAAGGCTACCGTAAACGAACTGATTGAACACTTTAAAGTATGAAGAAAATAATTATCATTTTGGCAACAGTTGCACTATTCGGGTGCAATAACTCTGGAGAATACCCTATAGAACACCGTACAAGTGAGGGAAGCGTGACTTATCTCAATGATAGTATAGTGATTATCCGTACCCATAAAAAGGGGCTTGACAACTACGAAACGAAGATTATTAATTTGAAAAAACAATAGCCATGACCGAAGAACTTGTGACATTAGAGACAGCGAAGCTGCTGAAAGAGAAAGGTTTCAATTGGGAGTGTGAACACATAATAGGCTGCAATAAGGTTATTACAAAATATGACCTTCCGCAAAGTATGTCGTGTTGTACGGAAATATATGACGAACCAGTTGAATTTTTGTGTCCAACAATGTATATCGCCCAAAAGTGGCTGCGTGAAACCAAGAACCTGCATATTGAAATATACCGTAACACTTGTGGTTATGGCTATGTTATCGTAAAAGCCGATAGCGGTATATGGATGGAAGACGATAATACCAAAGGACCTAACGATGACGGGAAGTGGGGTACCTACGAGGAAGCACTGGAAGCCGGGATACAAGAAGCATTAAAACTTATATGAGAAGATTTATATATATACTGGTTTCTATCATTATATCATATCTAATTTGTGTATATGAGTATAATACGTGGAATTTCATTGTTGGGTTAGAGCCTTCACAAGCTTGCGAAAGATTAGCCAAATACGCTTTTTATTTCGTGATATGGTATTGGGTTGCGAAAGCTGTTGATTTGTTTAATGATTAACGAATAAGAGTATATAACTATTATGAGCAAAGGAATTTACACAAAAGAAAATGTAGGTAATGGTGTATTCATCTTTACCGTCAATAAGAATTTTGTAGAACCTAAATTTTGGGGACTGCATGAAGAAAACGAACAGGCACAATGTGTAGTTATTATCCATGATGGCAATGCTTTATTCTTCTATCCGGAAGATATGGATAATGATACCCATATTCTTCTTGATTGGGAGAAAGAGCAAACAGGAAAGATATATCCAACCACAGAAGAAGGCATGAAGGATACCGATGGAATAGGCAATACCAAAGCATTGGCTGCATCCGGAAGCGAAATTGCTGAGAAAGTCATAGCATTGGACTTATGTGGATTAAGTTGGCGCATTCCTACACTACAAGAGAGTGTCTTAGGGTATGAACATAAGGTTATGCTGAATGCAGCCTTAGCTATCTGCGGAAAACAACCAGTGAAAGATGACTGGTATTGGTGTTCTACGAGAAAAGGAAACAAACGCAATTTTATTCTCAGTTGGGGCGACGGTTTTAGATACGACAACATTCAGGACAGTGACGATTGGGTTCGCCCCGTGTCCGCTGCCTCTCTTAATTCACTTTAACCTTATAAATGATTACAACTATGGTAAAAGTATTTATAACAAAGTATGCCTTAACAGAAGGTATTAAAGAGATAGAAACAGATATTATTAGAAGTAGATTTGAAGATAGAGAATATGTAAGGGATGGTTTATGTTCTTACTTCCGTATAGGGGAAAACGCATTCTCCGGAAAACTGCCGGTGCGATGACGTATGGGCTGAAACTGTTGGGCAGTTCACGGGAGTTAAATACAATGATAGAGAAATATATGAGCATGATTTGGTTGAATGCACTGGTGTACTATGTGAAGTAGTGTATAGTGATAAAATCGGTTCTTTTGTGCTATTAGAAGTTCTGTCTCAAAATCTTGGAAATAAGCCAATAGGACAAATGATAGATATGTTCGGGATTAGATATGCAGGCAATATTTACGACAGCCCGGAATTATTGAAAAAGCAACTATGAGTAATTTAGAACACGTCGCCACAATTGATTACTGCTACTGGAGATTAAACAAGCTCAAAGAACAGCTTTCCAAGCCTAAATCGACTATGGAGCAGTTGGTTGATAAAGCCTGCGGTTATAATGAAGTAGAAGAAGTGAAAAAGGAAGCTATAACCCTTTTGGAACAGATTGTTGAAAGTAAAAAGGCTATCGGTGCGGATTATTCGGGAGATAGCAAGTTCCTTGATAAATTAAAGAACAAAGAAACACATGAGTAAAAAGAAAATATATATCAGTCTGCCTATCACCGGGTATGACATAAAAGATGTTGAGAAAAGATGCAAATCCGCTTCCGAGTTTATAGAACAACTTGGTTTTGAAGCGGTATCTCCCTTAGAGGTGTCTTCAAATCCGGACACGAGTTATGAAGAGCATATAGGCAGGGATATTACCGCCCTTCTTCAATGCGATGCTGTGCTATTCCTTGAAGGGTGGCATTATTCCAATGGATGTAGTCTTGAACATAGTGCAGCCGGGATTTACGAGAAAGAGAGATTATTTTCCATTGGAGAATTGAAACGCTACGCAAAAGAAATAGGCATATGAGTAAACTATACAAAGCAACCCTCTTCGGCAAATCATTCATTATAGGATGGTTCAGCCATGCGGACAAGTGGTATCATAAATTTAGTATAATAAAATAATGGATATAACAGAATTAAAAATCGGTGACCGGGTGAGAATAAAACTCCCGTCACCACAAGGAGAAAGACTTTCCATACCCATGCAGGTAATAGGGATGCTTTCTAGTTTCAACAATCCAAGCCCTAAAGATACGGTATATCTTGACTTTGAAGGAAATGAGGGAGATATATGGGAAGAAGAAGTACAAAATTTAGTGTTTTCAGACAATGAAGAGAAGTCATGAGAAGAGCAGACAGAATAATCAGAGACAGACATTCCCGCATCCCGGACAAATACAAGAAGATTGACACTACGGTCAACGGGGATGTAGAAAGCCTTGCCGAACAACACAAGGAAGTGGAAAGAAGGCTATTCCCTCTACGCCTTAACAAGACCACTGTTATTTACGTCACAAAAGACAAACAGAATGAAGCATATGCAGCGAAAGCACGTAAACGGATGGGGATAACAGAGCCAAAGAAAACGTTTGTAGACCCGCTTTCGGAAGAAAACATTACCAAGTTGTACAAGGAAGAAAAGATACCGCCCCGCAGAATGGCAGAGATGCTGAATGTAAGCATAAGGACGATATATCTAAGGTTGGCTAAGTATGGACTTACAAAAGTTAAATGCAGATAACATGAAAGAGAATAATATTTTAAACAAAGAGATTTATACAGAGGCTATGATAGCAGCCTCTAAGGTTGATTTCCTTGAGAGCAAGGAAGAGGTTAAGATGTATGCTACTTCGCTGTATAACGCGATGATATGGGGTAGAAAAGTAAAATATTAAGTTTTTTATTTGGCGTTATAGAAATTAGAGGTATATTTGCAGCGTTACACATATTAAGAGGCGGACGGTTGTCTGCTATTAGCAGGCATTTTTTATGTTTGTAAGCTAACGCTGTATATTATAGCGGTCTGCAAACCCGTGTGGAGAGTTAATAGCCTCCCAACTGCCTCTTAGGTATGTGTAACGGCGGGTTAATTGCAGACCGTCTTCTTTCTGCAATGCCATAAAACGTTACAAAAATGGCAAATGAATTAGTTTTTAAAGGTCAAAATGACCAAGTGTTAACCAATAGTATTTTGGTTGCTGAAAAGTTTGGCAAAGAGCCAAACGATGTAGTAAGAGCAATAGATAATTTATTGCAAAACGCTGATAATGAATGTGACGCAAAAGTTCGGGACATGTTCGTGGAATATACAGAAGATGTTCCACAGCCCAATGGAGGGGTGAAATCCGCAAGACGATTTATAATGAACCGAGACGGGTTCACTCTTTTGGCAATGGGATTCACTGGTAAGAAAGCCCTAAAATTTAAATTGGAATACATCGCAGCATTCAACTCTATGGAAAACGCATTGAAACGGCATCTTTCTTCCGCACAGATGTTTGCAATGCAAGCGAACATAAACCTCGAATACGAGAAACGGATAGAGAATATAGAGAATGAGATTGCGGAAATAAAGAAAGAACGGGAAGAAAACGGGAAATTCTTATTGTCAGTGGCTATGTCTTCGGAAGAATTGCCGCAGCTGTCTATGCGTGACAACATCCGGCAGCTGGTAAACAAATACGCATCCGCCATGAATATAAGGCAGCAAGACGTATGGCACAAGATTTATGACCAGCTGTATTACCTATACCATATCTCCATACGGAACTACAAGAAAGCAAGACGAGACGAATCCAAACTTGAAATAGCGGAGAGAAATCATTTCCTTGATAAGATATACAACATCATATCCAATATGGTGAGAGAATCTAAAGCAGCCTAACCCTATTGCCAAGCCCTGCCCGTACCTATTCCGGGCGGGCTTTTACTAAAAGACTAAACAAATATTCATCATGGAAAGAAATACAATACCTGCTAAGAAGCAATACGACCTTAGCGCAATAGACGAATTATTCAAAGACTGCATATCTCCCGAAGAATTACGGGAAGAACTTATTGAACTGGCTTTTGATTATGTGCAATACGTAGATGACGGGAATACTGATTTTGTCAAATCGAACATGAGCACCATATATGTATTGTGCTGTGCCCTACAAAAAGTAAAAGAATTAGAGACACCAAGCTAATACCCTCACCAAAACGGCAAGCGGTATAACCCAATGGAGAACCCGTTCAAAGCGTTCTAAACGTTCCATTGGAGAATGCTAAGCAGGCGGCAGAAGTCGCAGTACATCATGCCGTCTGCTTGTTCTATCAGTATGTCCAAATAGCCTTTCATTACTTCTGAGTTATCACATCCCCAATAATGTTTGCCAAAATATTACTTCCAAAGCCACGCAAACCGTCAAGCCTTTCTACCATCAGTATCAACTTGTCAATCTTTTCCTCAATACTACATAGCCGGGCTTTCATATATCCAGTGTTTGAAATATTTCCGTATACGAAACCCACCATCTTCATCTTTCAATATCTCAACGGCTTTCTTATAACATGATAGTGCCATCTTTTCGTTGGGGACATCTTGCACGGCCTTGTATCCCATATCTTCCGATATGCTGTTGGCGTGGTCGGAATAAATCATATTGGCTGCCACAAACAGCGCATAACTGTTATAATAAGGCTTATCCTCTATGTTCCCATTCATACCTTTTACGGCATTGCAAAAGTTTTCATAGTTCCAATGAAAGCCCTTTATCCCATTCTGATTGACAATACGCCTGCCAATATTAATGGCTTCCCTTTCTGACAGATAATTGTTCCAGCATACAGCTTCAAGCCTTGACAGCCATGTTTCAGCCATTTCCGGATGTACGGCTGCAAGCTCCTTAAACATATACCTTTCCGCCTCTCCGAAAATCTTCATATTTTTCGGATTCTGGCTTTCTGCCATTTTCTCATAAAGTGTATTGTACCGTTCTATCATCTCTTCCTTTGTCTTCATAATAATATTTTTAAGGGAGGGCTTTCGTCCTCCCTGGTTTATACTTCTTTATTCCCCCTTTTACCGGAACATCTTTTCGCCCCTTTTTCTTTGGCGCGTTCGGATAATCAAGCCGGAAAGGTGGCGGAAATAGTGACCGGAGTTGCAAGACTTACTCCAAACGCACGGTTACAGCACTTTATATTTTCCGGCGTAATCCTTGTGACAAGTGGCGTAATGGAGATTGAGGGGATTTCCCCGGCTGTACCGATAAATGCTACCTTAAACTGTTCCAAGAACTGTTTGGTAACACTACGGCAACTTCCTTTGGGAGTATAAGTAACAAGGGAAGCCGCGTTAACGGTTACTATCGTTTGTGTCCCTACTGTATACTGGTCGGCTACTGTAAAATTCACCAAGCCGGTGGGTTGCGCTCCGGCATTGACACAATATGCCTGGCACAGATTTTCCACTACATTAACCAAGTATTGTTGGCTGGTAGCAGCGATTGCAATTGGAGTTAATTGAATCATGATATTGTCTTTTTGTATTATTTATCTTCCGCATCTTCACCTTGCGAAATAGGTTCTTCTGTTAATACTTCATAGGAATTAGGAACGTCCTGGATAGGCAGATTATACCGAAGAAGCGATTTTAATTCTTCCAAATCTTCTTTCTCAAACTCGATTTTTCCCTCAAACAACGAAAGTCCCCCATTCTTTATAGCATCATCCACGACTTTATGTGCCAGTTCCGGTATGGCGTTATCCGGAACTCCTTGCAGATACCCTGCAAGCATAGGTTCAATCAATGATGAGGACAATCCGTTCAGTACGGGAGCTATCTCTTTGGAAATGCTCCACATTGGGCTGACCCAACCGGTGGAACGCACTTTCGCATCTATATTTGCAATAAACGGCAATTGCCCTAACCGTCCTCCAAGTAATCCCTGTATAGCAGGCTGTGCCCACTTATTGAGCACAGCCGCCAATTTTTGAGCGTTTGAAAACATAAGCTTGTGCGTTAGTTGTTACAACCGCAACATCCAGTATCACAAACCTTACGTTGAGGAACGACAAGCTCGCTTAAGGCTACCAATTCCGCAATCTGCTGTTTCATACAGCTTAAGGTGGCGGTATTGGTGCCATTATATACGGCCTGCTGCATATTGATTGCGTTCTGGTCTTCCTTGTTCTTGTTGACAATTGTCAGTAGGCGGTCATAAACATCCGCAAGTTTTTGGTCTGTGTAGGTGTTGGCTTTCAACAAGGATATTTCAGAATCCTTAGCTGCAAGTTTATCCATCATTCCCGCCTCATATCGGCTTATCGGTTTGTCTTCGGAGGTGATAACCTCTATCGGGCCTGCACAACCGCCATTTCTCACATTACCGCAACCGCCAAGAATATTCCCTGCATTCAGCCCCAAAAAAGATGCAATGCCGGCAGAAGCCCCAACCGTGTTGTAATTACCTTGTCCTTGTCCGGTGACATTATATTCCTCACCGCTCATTCCTTTAATTCTCATAACTTTAATATTTAAACTGTTTCAAGGCAACCCGATAAGGCTGCATGACAAAGAACGGGATAATCAATGTGCTATTATAGAAGACGTGAGCGGATTGTGAGCTAGTTCTGAACTAATTTCGTGCAGGTTGTTACGGATACTCCATTTGTTCGTTTTAGCAGCAAATCTATTCCGTATCCGATTAACTGATTGACGCGGCAATTTAGTCTGCCCGGCTATCTCTTCATCCGTCAAAAAGTGAGCAAGAATATGGATTAAGATGTAACGGGCATCTACACACTCTTCGCGGTTGCTTCCTAAAATATCAACCTCCCTTATTTCTGTATGGCGGCAAACCGCCGCCATTACCGTCTGATATAATTCCTTCATTTTCATATTTCTGCTTTAAAACATAAAAGTTCTGAAAACAAAAACACGGAAGCGTTGTTTATAAGGACAAAGCCCCAAAACAATACTGCCGTGTTGTTATTCCCTTGAAGTTTGCAGACAGTGAAGGGAAATGGGGCTTTCTTTTTACTCTAAGCCCCGAAAGAGTGTCAGCTACAAGCCAACTTCTACATCGTTAATTTCTTTCTTACCATACAAATAGATTATAACTTATTCCTGCTCCTACGTACATGCCGCCTGGATACCCATACCCAGCCTGCAACCCTAATCCCCAACGCTTCTTCTTCGGTTTGATGGGAACCGGATGATAGATGTCATTCGTTACCGTCTGATAAACCGTCCTCGGATACACAGTCATACTATCCAGCCGTGGGTCTACATATCCACTCACCACCGCACGATACAGGCTATCTTCATACACAACCCGTTTGCGATGAAGCAAGGTATCACCTATACGTACTGTGTCATTCGGCAATATCTGCCAAAAGACAGCTATCGGCGAGGAGATAAGAACCGTATCAAGTTTGACAACCGTCTGTATCTTCGTCTCGGTACGGATTTCTGCCGGCAAAGGCTCGAGCCGGCGGAACCACGCCGCCACACAAGCGATGGCCAGCAATACAACTAATAGCCAGGGTAGTTTTTTCATAATCTCAACAAATAATGATTTACAACCATACCTGCACATATTGCGGCAACTCCACACAGCAAGTCTATTTTGTTCCACTTGCCGTTATAGTAGTAGCAACGGTCGCTGTTCTCCTTGATAAAAAGCATCAGCAGTGCAGTGCTGCCACCGAATACTATGGCGGTGGATAGATAGACCACCGCACCTAAGATGTTATTTTTCATATTTTGAGTTAGCATTATGCAAATTTAGTTAATGAAATATATCTTCTATCCGTGGTTCCTGTAGACTAATTGGAGCAAATCTTATAAGTGTATTGATTATAACATTGGCTATTTTCTGCCCTCCGATATTATTAGGATGAACTTGGTCGCCCAAATCTTTGGTTATTGTTAAAGTTGATATTCCACTTAACCCATTTACATCTATGACGGGAATGCCATATATTGCCGCAATATCTTTTATAACTTTACAGTAATCTAATATAGTTAGATTCTGATTATTTTTGTATGGATAATCCGCATTTTCATACTTATTATAAAAGTTATGAGGCGTACATACAAAAATTTTAGCGTTGGGGATTCTTTTGATGATTTTTCTTATCATTAAGGCATAAGCGTAGTAAAAATGTGTTTCATCTCCATCATCTATACTCCCTAGTTCAACACTACTTGAAATATCATTTGCTGACGCATAAATAATCAATATATCAGTATCAAGCGGTATAGTAGATACCCGCTCATCTCCACACATATAATCCTTTATTGATATTGTCCCCTCTGAAGGATTGCTTGCATGATAATATCCAGATTCATCAACAAGCTTGTTTTTATATCCAACTGATGTAACCTTAGACCCACCAATACCTCTGTTATAATAGTCAGCCATATTAAAATATTTCCATACATACTTCTGCCATGAAGCCAGTTCTACAATTGAGTCGCCAAACGATGTCATTTTCTTTCCGGAGAAAGCCATACGAAGTATCTCATCATGATTCATAGTTGAATCCATATCAATAGAATTGGGATTACAAGGGAAATAATGTAATGAAACAAAAGCATGAGTATTCTTGTTAAAGTTAAAGACAGCGTATCTATAGGCTGGGCTTTGGTTTATTTTAAGTTCCCGAAATGAATCTGTCTGATTGCCGGTATATCCAATATATGAACCATCTGATGTAAACAATGCTACGGAATAAGCATTTGTAAAAACAGTTTTTGCATCTTTTATATCTATAAGTTGAGTCGTATTATATTCCTCATTGACAGATAGAGAACCATTGGTTGTATTGTATCCTTTGATTAGAATTGATTCTGTTATTAAGTTTTTGCTATAATCCAAAATAGGAACTTCTGCAACTCCAAATTCTGTAAAAATAAAATTCTCTTTACCCGAAAAATATTTACCAGGAACTTCGGTTGTATATAATAACCTACAGTAATTAGACTCTTTTTCCTTGGGAATTTTACTTATATTTCTACCCGTGGAGGCATTGGCTCTCTTCCAATTTAGATAAGTAAGGCCGTTTTCTGTTTTCTTGTAAAAATAGATTCCATAACAATTTGTATACAGATAATCCATGTCACCTATATCAAAGCCGTCAACAACACACCTTCCTTCTGAAGAAATAATATTGCCCAAATTATCAATCGTTTTATTTGATTTTATTTTATCGGAGGATATTTTATTCACAGATATGTTTTCAACATCCACATTCAGTGCTTGCCGAATCCAATTATCAATGCTTGTAAACGTTCCTCCCTGGAACTCCCATGTTTCTACTTTTCCATCTGAATTGATGAATGATACCTTCAGCCCAATGTTTCTAAGTTCCTGCGGGACTTGGGCAATGGCACCTTCCAGACTGTACTTGTTACTCCCGTCAATTCCCGAAGTAGGATGCTGGATGGAAACATTATACTCGGTGATGTAGTTCATATAGTCAGTGTTGCCACCAGTGCCACCACCAGTGCCGATGTATTTCTTCAATGTAGCGGTACTCATTGAGCCGTTGCTACTACCTTGCTGAAAAGGTATCAGCTCGTTTCCGGTTAAGTTCTCCTTTTGAGGGAGTTGTCCTATTTGTAATCCTTCTGCCATATCTTTTTATTTTTTATCATTTTATTTTTTTGTTATCTGCAAGTAATATTGGTTCTTCGTTAGCCAACAATAACGGAGTGCCATCCGATAATAATAAATACCTTCCATCAGGGGGTGGGTTTGGTCCCGGTTTATTATCCTTGATATATGAATACCCTATAGTAAGTATCCCAATAGTAGGAATACCGATTGTCGGGATGCTGATGTTGGGGATAGTGATTGGGTTCATAGGCTATCCCTCTTTAATCATTTTGGCTTCCAATACTTCGGTAGCGCTCTTGATTGTGACGTTTATGCCATTCGCTATCCCTACGATACGGAAAATCGTATTGGACGCACCGTTATATTGAGATGCGTTGGGATAAAGCGGAACTGGGTCCAAATCATCAATTCCTGCGAAAGCGGTCACATATCCGCCCTTGTTCTTTATCTGTATGGTAACGGGATTACCGTCACTGACAAACGTTGCGTAATACGCTGTTTTGCCTTCTTCTTGTTGAAATGATAAAACTTCTGCTGCCATGATGTTTACTTTTTAGAGTTATTCAAATAGTTCACAATTCCCTGCACATGCAAGTCCACTATTGCCCGTTTGCCCTCTTCCGATAATAAGAAGCCAACATCTTCCTTATTGTCTTGGAATAGGTTCTCTGTAAGGACTGCCGGACACTTCGTGTGCTTCAAGATGTAGAACCCGCTTTCCTTATCAGGGTCGCCATCCGTCATATCCTTGCGTATCTTCATACCCGACAAAAGTCGTTCGGCTGCCGCATATAAGCTGTCAGCTAATTTATCGGCTTTCGTCTGACCTGCCGAAGTCCACGCTTCCCAACCACGTGCCTGCATCCATTCAGAGCCGCTTCCCGCTGCATTACAGTGGATAGATACGAGGATTGTGTCACTTGCCTTGTATTCGTTCGCCCTACGGCAACGCTCCGATAGAGGAACGTCTATTTCCTCTTTGACGATACGTTCTGCGTCAACACCTTGTTTGCGCAATTCGGCTTCCAAACGTATGGCAATCTCACGGGCATACGCATACTCTTTCAATCTTCCGTCCGGTGAACACTTGCCCGGAGTGTTATTTCCGTGCCCGTTGTCAATCAATATTTTCATTCTGCTATTCCTCCTTGAAATATTTGTCATAAACTAAACGAGCCACCCATCCGGCAACAACACCGACACCGAATGATACAACAGTAGTCAGGTTCACCCAAAACGGTGTGTAGTGCATGTAAAGCATAACTCCCACGATGATAGCGATAACAATCGCTGCGATAATCAGTTTCTTTTTCATTTTGTTACTCCTTATCTTTAGTTATTATTTCATTCATATCTTCTTTCTCTACATCGAGCACTTTCTTTCCGAACAATCCCAACGCTTTCAGTAAGTTGAAATTATATCCCTTTGGCTTCAAGATATTGCTTATGATAGAGCAGAACTCTATGAAGCAGACAAACAAGCATGAATACACATCAATATTCCATTTATTGCCGGAAGCAATGTTTATCATCACCACCATACAAACAAAGGCAAAGTATGTCACCATTTTACCCATAGTACGGCGCACAGCACTTGAAAACCGAAATTCTTCACCCAATAGCAGGCATTTCCTTATCCCGAACATCAAATCGCATACAACGACTGAAAATGTTACTATCAGCCACGGTATCATGTGTTCCAATGACTGTGCAATAAAACTACTTGCTATTACCGAGAAACCACCCGGTATGCTTTGGGTAATAATGTTATTCTTCATCTTATCGTTATTTGTCAATTATTCATATCTTTGTGTCTCTTATCAATAAGCGAACTACTGTCATTCCGTTTTGCTCGTGAGAGTAGGACGGGATTTTCATATCTTACCGTAGTATCTGAACCATGCACCCCATTTACGTTCTTTCAAGTAGTTCGGATTATCCTGGTTGAGTTTGGCTTCCATCTCAAATGCGCTCGCACGGTAAGCGTTTTTATTGACCTTGCCGTCCCCAATCTTGTTGTCTGTGAACAAGTGATACACGAAGCTCACAAACCATTCTGCCAAATAAAGAATGTAGTAGAATAGCGGGATAAGTAACAGCCACCATGCACTGACATGGAATGCCAGCAATACGGACGGGATAGCCGCTATCTCCATACACTCGAAGAACTGTTTCTGATGTGTCCGTTCATGGCGTATGATTGTTTCGGACAACTCTTTCAGCTTCGTAAGGATGAAGCCGAAAAGCATAATTGTTGTGTAGTCGCCAAATAGGATAAGTTTGGCAAACCAGTTTTCATAAAATACTTTTACTCTCATAATCAAATAAGTTTAATTCAATTCTTATAATTACTTTCTTATATAATTATAGCTGTATAATTTACCATCAATTTTAAATTCAGTAAGCATCGTTGGAGCGCTCGTTTCGTTGGCAATATAACGAGGAGCACACATACCTAATAGAACAGCATAATTACCGTAATTCGTGATAGAACCGTAAACATCAGGAATTACTTGCTCATTAAGAGGACAAACTTTAAAACCGCTATCTATTCCAGCTAATACAATTCTATATTCAAAACTTTCTATATATTTTGAAAAATATAGGGCTACTTGACGATTTTGCGGGTCTCCAAAATAAGGCAACTCTATGTATTGCTGAAGAGTAATGGGGGTTAAATTATTCTCACCAACACAAGGATAAGGATAGCCAGCATAAAAAATGGCATTGCCGATATTAAGCAAATCAATATTTTTATTTCCAACAGCAAGATTACTAATAGATGTAGCTCCAATTTTAACCATATCTAACTATCTCCATTTTTTAATATCAGGGTTTATATTTCCGCTCTAAATTCTTATCTCTCATATCAAGCATCTGTTATAGCATACATTGTTCCTTCATCCTTAGAACCAATAACATCGTACTCGGCAGCGGTTTTCTTGGTGACGGTGGTGAGGTTGTCGGAAACGAGTATATCTTCTATAGAAGCAACACAGTCTTCATCATTGGGCATTAGTTTAAATCCCATACGCTTGGAAACAGGACCGTTATTAGTATAATAACTGATATTGCATTGCAAGTTATATTCTTCAGTTTCAGGGTTGTGAAAAGAGTAAATGCTACTAAGTTCAATACAATTATCTTTGCTATTATAACTGTGAAAATAATACTTGGTGTGGTTCGCTATAATATCCTGGATTATTTCTTTCAGATTATCAACCGAACCAAAGATGGTGTTTATAAGGTCTATTGCTTCCCTGTCTCTTTCGTTTTTATTGGTAACAAGATAAGTGCTCACAGAAACGTTAATAACCTTACCATAATTGATATTATCCGCATACTTCTTCGTTGCAGGCTGGTAATCGCCCGTAGGGGTGAATGATGAAGTGTTGGTCTTGGTGAGGACGTCGTCCGTAAATGCAAACTCTTTCCAATTAGTCCTAACGCCATGTTGATTACCACCACCTCTTGCAAACCATCTATTAGTTAGATAAGAGCCATAGATTTGATTAGAATGACCATAATTGGCGTTTGCGAAAATCAATGCTCCATTCTCATTAATAGGATAATTATTTTCAGGTGATGTGTAATCAGTATAGCTTTTCTGCGTAGCAAACCCCGCTCCATTTATATCGTTTAAATTCTCTGATGTAAGATTTAAATGCTTGGGAACTTCCGCCCAACCCCCATTCTTACGACCGTATGCCTTTCCATCAGTTGGTGCTTCTTCTATGCCGCCTATCTTCCCCTGACTTACCCATTCTCCGTTCACCCATGCGTAGTAATCATAAGGAGCTTCCGTGCCTACAGCCATGAACCCGTCAACTGCCGAACCATCGGGAACAGCGGATTTCAAGGCTTCAAGGGTATCGTATTCGCCAGCCACACGGAAAGAGCTTCCCGGTTCACCCTTGCAATAAATATCCGTCTTGTCGAAACTTTCCGTATCCTTGTTATACACATAGACATAGTGGTCTTTGCCGATGTATGTCGGATTGTTGGCAACCTTTTCGGCATTTAGGGCGGCTGTATTAGCAAGCGAGGCTTTTTCTTCGGCATTGGATGCAGCGGCATTTGCGGATTGGGTAGCCGTTTCTGCTCCTTCTTTAGCTGCGTTGGCATCGGATGCAGCTTGTGCCGCCAGTCCTGCTTTCTCATTGGCAGAATTTGCGGCTGTCTGTGCTGCTGTGGCGTTACTTTCTGCTTTAGTAGCGGCTGCATTTGCTTTATCGGCAGCTTCCAAAGCGGGAGCGGCTAACAATGTAAGTGGGGCACGTACAATGCTCGGCATGTCCTGACCCTCTACTTCTTGATATGCGGGCAGAGATGTGATACCATTCAAACTTTCCGCTTCCGGCACATCGCCAACACCTTGTGAACCTTTTTTTAGTTCATCTTCTATTTCTCGTAAATCCTGTTCTGTCCAAGCCATAACGCAAATTATTTATTTAGTATTTCGAGAGAGTCATTGATTGCATTGTCAAATATCTGTTTCATTTCTTCTGTCGTCAATTCATTATTCTCCCTAAAAGAAAGTCCTAAAACACCATTGGCGGAAACATTGTAGAACCCCACAATAGTATCTCCCTTTACTATATTGGCTGTCATAGCACTAACTTTTTCAGATTTGTCTACAGACATGTTGTATTTGATACGTATGTCATCAGAAACTCTTGTTGTTCCTTTTTTATTAACATTTGTAATTTCCATTATTTCCCCTCAATTAAATTAATTACTTGTACATAGCCGCCGGGATTAAGGGAGGTAACTGCCTCTTTAATCATGGCTGCTTCTTCGATATTTATCTCCAGTTCTTCCATAGATTTGTAAACACGTATGCTTAAGTCGTACGCCATAACTTTTTCTTCCGGCTTAGCATTTGCTTTCTTTTCAAGCCATTTCCCGCTAAATAACAATGCGGAAACTACATTTTTAATTAATTGCGGAGCGCCATTATCTTCTATAATAACTTCTCCTTTGTAGTTTTTGAAGGGTTGATTAAAATTGATTTTCATATATTTGTATAGTTAAAGTGTTTAATAACGTCTATCTACAGAACCATCGGGATTGTAGAAAATCAAATCCATTGCTGTTAGCTTACAATAAAAAGGCGATGGATCTCTTACAAGCTCTCTTAATATTATATATCCACCGTAAGTGTTGGAAACGCTTTCAGTCCCTATCTCAGCAGAGGCAATTTGTCCTTCATTCATACGAATTCCATGACTGCCTATCGTCATTACAGTTCTTCCGTCAATCAATCCAGCTTCTAAGGTATTTACCTTTATAAAATTAGAGTTTAAGTATCCGCCAGTGATTATGGTGCTTCCTAATTGAGATGCTTCAACTGCATCTTTGTATGCAAGTCCGCCAAGAGAAGACGATGAAACTTTCTCATTAATAGTGCTTTGTAAGGAACTATTCAAAGAGTCAAATGTAACAGCTCCGGATATATCTATTTTTTCTGCTTTAATCTTAATTCCTTCATCTCCTAAATTTATAGCAGCTATAACTCCATTTTTGGGAGTATATGCCTCTAAATTGATTTTATTGGCATTTATAACTATTCCTTCATCACTGACGTTTATAGAATTAATGATGTCGTCCTTTTTAACGAATAATGAAATTTCATCATTTATTCCGTCAATTTTAATACCCAACTCTTTTACGCTGTCTCCGATTTCGGAAACAGACAACTCAATGCTATCAGCCCGCTGCTCAATCTGTGAGAACCTTTGATTATTACTTTCCGAGAGTTCCTTTACTTCCAACCTGATACTTTCCGCAGTCTGCTTTATTTCGGAACTTAATTTAGTATACAAATCCTCGAATGCGTTTTCGGCAAGAGCCAGCGAATGTATGTATATATCCCCCGTAAACTTCAACTCAAAATCGCCCGTTCCGTCCCATGTGCCGGAATACTCTTTCATTGCGTATTCCTCACTCGGTTCAAGACGTTCGGTGAAATGCAGGTTCTGACCGGGAAATCCTATTGTCAGCGTTCCGGCTGTAGCTACCCTGTACCGGAAAGAGATAAAGAACTTCTTCGGTTCTTCCCCTTCCTCATAGGTCGGTTTATTGGCTAAATCCGCATTTGACTGTTTAATTCCGGAAGAAAGGATACGAAGCACGTTTCTATCTCCGTCTCTGATAATGGCAGCCATAGCATCCTTGCGGGAATAGAACTTGTCGTTAACCAATAAGAACTTTCCGTTCACAGTAAAGAAACGAACATCGTTCTTTGTCTCCCAACCGTTCGTATTGCTTGCAAATGATGCGTTATACAGATAATTATCCTTTGCCTGCACCTCGTCAAGCACTTTGGAGATTTCAGAGTAAATCAAATCTTCCAATATCTTGAACTGGGTAAGGATATTCACACCCGTTTTCAAGATAAAGTCACCAGTAACTTTATTTCCATTAGGACTGAAAGCTGTCACTTCTTTACCAGCCAAAGAATAAGAATCAATCCCTGCATATTGACGGAAGCTTGGAGTATCATTCCCGTATGCTGCCAATACGATGGCGTTCTGTCTGGTCTTATCCGTCCGGTTACCTAACTGTACAATGTCATCGCCTGCTTGTGGTGCGGCAGACCCCGTGTCACAGTCGCTCTTCGAAAGGTCTATGTAATTGTCACCTACGCTTGTTACCAGCCGCCAATAGTAGGTATTAGAGACGTTCTCATGTACGCCTGGCTTGATGTTGAATGTCTGGCTGCGGGCTTGGTCTCCTATTACAAATTCCTGAACAATGGTCTTTTCCCCGTCTGTGTTCTCGAAGTAACAGCGGTAAAAGGTATCGTATTCCTCTACCTTAGAACATGACATGGATGCGGGAGAAAGTATTATCTGACCGCCAACCTGGCGTAATCGCTGTATCAGCAACTCAATAAACGTGGCACTTTTGCGTGCCAGCATATGGTCTACTTCCAAATAGCTGTCGCCCGTCTTGCTGTCTACTTTAATGACAAAGCCTTCGCCGAGAGCACCGGAAGAAAAGTTCATGGACTGGATGTAGTCTGAAAATAATCCGCCTAAGAACTTTATTAAAAATCCAGCTTCGTCCGGTCTGTCTTTTCTTATAAAGAACTTGGATAAAGCCTCTATATCAAGAGCCTTAAAGTAGACAATTCGGTCGGCGGAAGTCCTGATGAACAGTGCTGGGTCGGCATCTGCGACGCATATATATATTTCCCCGAGATTCAGACCTTGTAAATGCTCTTCATCACTCGGAGATAAAGCAGGGGGAGCTGCCTGATTGTTTTCATTAAGAGCATCACCAAACCATAATATTTTACTAAGCCTTTTTTTCATACCTCAACCTTATCAACATTAGTAAATGCAGCTTTTTCTGCGCTGAATTGCAACATCTCTCCATCTTTGGCGTGGTCTATCAGGAATGCGGGGAAAGAGGCGGAAGAACCAGCTTCAGGAGAGCCGCCAATACCTGCAATATCGTTATTCTGTAATTCAAGAGCCATATTTATATGGAACAACTGGCTATCTTCAATAACTTGCGTCATTTCCGGAACAGAACTTTCCGAACGGACATATCTTGTCCCGTCAATTTCCACCATAGAAAGGCATAAAATACGGTTTATGTGTTTTGCAAACCAATAAGGGACACCGTTTGAATTTCCTATTGTAAGATTATATACATCATAAGGTACTGCGTATAATTCTTCTATCTCTTGCATTTGGTTGCGATATTGCTCATTATCTATTCGAGGGGAATATCCTCCAGGTTTAAATCCTGCTTCCACACGAAAATTAAATACTTGCTGAATATCATCTACCCAAAATATGTTATCAAAAGCGGAGTTATTGCTTTTATGGGAATAACGGATAAGCACAGTTTCCTCTAACAAGTCATCAGAGGAGCATACGATAAAAGGTTCTGATGTATCTTCGTTGATTGTAACCGTATATACGGCATCCTCCAAGTCTCGAAGAATGGCGTAATACATCACTACATTGTCATTATGATTATATATGGAAAGTGATATTGGTGTAGAATTTCCTGCGGCAAGATTGTTCAGGCTCGCTGAAACTTCCTCAGAAGCATTAGTGAATACCTGTATATGGATTTTATCAGAAGCGTGGAACTTCTGAATATAGTCCATATCAAGCCCAAACTTATCTTTTACAGGTGAGAAAAAAAGAGGGCAAACATCACCAACTTTTACCATGTCTTTTCGTCCTTTTATAGTGATGTGCAACTTCACACATCATGCGCAAATATACATACTATTTAGACCAATTCCAAATAATACATTGTAAAATAACGAGTGCCTGATAGACTTATATGAAATCTCCTCATCTATTAATCCACACTCTTGACTATCAAAGAATATTTTACCGCTTCCGGTCGTCCATAATTATAGCTTGCACTTTTTACGTAGCCTTTATAGATACGCCCGTTCTTTTCCACCCGAATGTAACCCGTCAAGTCTGACGGTATTTCCAAATCTCCGGTCTTGACGGAAAGTTCTCCTACTGTGAACAGTTTGTTTCCCAATACAATACTCGACCTTTCGCTAACTCCATTGATTGTCACATCACTCTTACCGTCAGATGATGTAAACTCCAACGCGTTGGCAAAAGCACCTATATACCTTGCGTTTGCTTCAATCATAAACCTTTGGGAATACATGGCATTGAACATAGTAGAAGGAGATATGACACCGGATATTGTATATCCATCCCTTACAAGCTTGTATTTTTCTCCGTCAAGTGATGCTCCAACAAAGAATATATCATTATCACTGTCGCTGTCAGTCGTATCTTCACCTCTTTTTTCCGCAAGAAATTCCATACCATAAGCATCGGCTCTATATGGGCTAACTAATTCCAATACGTTATCTGTCAATGTAATGCCGGTGGTGTATTCATTGGTAAAGCGGAATTCATCGCGACCATTTACACTGTCGTAATCCTGTTTGTCATACCCGACTTTTACCCCCGAATAAACCAGTCCGGCATTCACATTGTATTCCAAATCGGAAGTGCTGTCCTGCAAGTCCTTTATTTCTGTATCTTGGAATAAAGTATCACGATGAACAAATGTCACCTTCTCGTCACCGATTACAGGGACAAACCCAAATTCCGCGCTCATCCAATTGGCGAATTTGGTATAAGATGTATATATTTTGGCATTGGGAAGTCCTCGTATGCTTTCTGCCGGAACTATCATCGCCATGTCTAAACGCTCATCTACTCCGGTGGCGATTTCACCCGTTACATTGTTCTTATCAGTTATAGACCTCAGTAAACGGTTAAGCAATACTTTAGGACTGATACAATCTATTTTTACAGATTTTCCACGCTCGGAAAAACTTATATTTAACGGTGTGTCAAGACTGTTGAATTTAAAATTAACGGGAAATTTTTGATATATAGGGTCAGATTTTGCAAGTGCTATATTGAAATTAATCATCTCACCTGGAGATATTGTCAAATTCTCATCAATATCGACAGTGTATGTATTAAATGTTTGAATTGTAGCGGATTGATAATATATTTTAAGCTCTTTACTATTTTCATTATAAGAGGAAAGCCGTATATATATCGGGAAGGATACGCCTGGTCTCTGATACGTAATGAATACACTGAATTTTACTTTTATCCGTATGGTCAAATCCCTGTCAGATATATTTTTGAACAGATATTCTCCGAATAGACTTTCCGTACTTTCAAATCGGTTTTCAGCTGTATCAAAAACCTCTACAATGTCCTTTGTCGCAATTTCCGGTTGTCCTAACATATAAAAAGGAATAGTATAATAAGCATTAGGATAAGCAGTCATTACATGGGAAACATTAGGCTCTTCCGCGTCACTTGGTATAGACCATTTTATATCACTGTTCATCAACAATCTGTCATAATCCAAAGGCTGGGACTCCTTTATTTCTTTTACCGGGTATTCATACTGCGTGCCTTTCTTTGCCTTAATCAAGCTTGCGATACTGTTGTCGACGGCATTTATTTCGCACGTCGTATCATTGTAGGAAAATGTGGAGTAGTCCAAAGCGCATCTGAACTTTTCATTTAACAGCCATGAGTTATTCCGGGTATAAAACACGAGTGTTGCGGATGAGTTCAGGTAATTCGACAAATATTCTTTCAGCAATAGCGAATAAGCACCGTTGGCAAACTCAAATTTTGTGGAAAAACTACGAACAACTCCGTCATAATCCCCTCTCTTGAAAGACATCTCTACATCGTCCCAATTAACAAGCTCATTTGTGGCGTCATATGTCATTCCGCCTATCAACAGTTCACATCTGTAATACATATCTATTTCTTTTTTGAAGTTGAACGTATCATAGCATCTATGTCATCACACATACGTTTGACCATATAGGCATATTCTTTGGCGGAGAACGTGTTTTCATCAATGTGCATTTTTACATGAGACATTAAAGAAACGCGTTCTTTGGTAAAATATTCCCTATCCATTTTTATTTTCCCTATATCAGGAGATGTTTCCTGCAATTTTGCAAGGCGGTAGTTGTCAGAAGCGGAAACGCTGCTTATCCGGTTCTTTATCTTATCATGTTCGTCCTCTCTGAATTTATAACCCAAAGCAGACATGACTTCTACAGCATCACTCCAGTTTCCAGAAGAAATGAGTTCCTGACATATGGCAAGGCAATTTAATCGGATTTGAATTTTCAGCACTTCATTTTTCCGGTTTATTTGGGCAGAAACAGACTTTCCCCCTATTATTGATAAGTATTCATTGCATAGCTTCTCGGCCGCCAAAGCCTTTTCTCTGATACTATATCTTCCGCCTTGAACAACCTTATCAATATCCCCCAGGAATATGTTTATAAAGCGGGAAAGGCATATTTTGTTTAAGTCATTATATATCATATCTTATACTCTGCTTGAAATCCAATTGTAATCCGCAATATGGTTGGCTTTCTTCATAATCCGACCAATGTTCTGCAATTGTTTGGTATTGCTTTCCATCTTTCTTTCAAGTCGGCTGTAATCGTTGTTTACATTAACAACAATCCCCTCTTCTCTCATATTCTTTAGCTTTTGTTCCAATAAACCATAATCAGAAGTAAGCCCGCTACGGTCATAGATATATGATAAATCAGGGATTACCTGCGCATGCGCCGGAAGGTCTACCAATGTCGGCTTATCAGGAGTGATAAAAAGCCCATTATTAGTCACGATACCCTCTTTCTTGCCGCCATCACCTACTATTGCCAAACCGCCGGGATGGTCTTTTGTTCCTTTGGCGTATTTGGGAATGGGTTGGGCTGCTATTAGGGCTACTTGTGCGGCTCCCATAGCACCGACTAAAGCAGCAAGAACTAAATTTGGAAGTGCTTTTGTCACAGCTAAAGCGGTTGCTATTCCTGCCTGAACAATAGAATTTGCTTTATCCCATTTAGCCTGTTTCTCCTGTAATGCAGCTTTTTTCTTTTCCAGCTCTGCATTTTTGGCGGCTGTCTTATCTTCGGCTGCACGTTTGCGAACTTCTGCCTCTTCGGTAGAAATTGCACCATTTTCTTCAAGGGCTTCTATACGTTCTATTTCTTTATCGTATGCTTCATCGTTGGCTTCTTGTTCTTTTTCAACGTTTTCTATCCGGGCATCATATATATCGGTCATTAACGAAGTGATACCAAATACGATTTTTTCTACGCTTTTTAAGAGGTATCCAAAACTTTTTATCACATCTTCTGCCGTTCCTTTAAAAGTCAATTTTCCTTTCTCTGCTACACCCACCATTATATCAGATAATCCCTCAAATATTCCTGCCGTTTCACCAAGAGTATCTCTTGCCGCATCATTCATTTCTGATAGACCACTCTTAAATTTGTATATCCATTCTTTTTGTTTTTTATTGGCATCGTCATAATTCAGTTCATCTATTTGCGCTTGAATTTTATTAATCCTTTCTTGTAATTCCTTAGCCTTTTCACTGTTAATATCAACAAGGGCCATTTCTGCTTTTGCTTCCGCAAGAAGAGTCTGGAGACGCGCCTTAGCATACTTAACCCCAATATCATATAATTTCTTTTCGTAATCCTCTTTGCTTATTTCGCCATTTGCATATTGTTTTTTTATGATATTAGCTTCTTTCAAAGCGGATGTTTCCTGCTCGTTTACTACCTTATCAGTATTTGCCTCAATCAACCTAATTCTTTCTTGGAGGTTTCGCATTATGAGAGAATTTTCCCGTTGCATGTACTTCATGCGTATCGCCACAACATCCTCTCCATTCTTTTCAGCGTCCTTTATTTCCGCATCACGCATCATATTATTGAGTTGTATTTGGAGATTAAGCCTTTTGTCTAATTCTTCATTCGAGTTTTCCCCAATGGAAGCCAATCTGTTTTCAAGATTTGTTTTTTCTATTTCAAGCAGTTCTTTATCGTATTTATCGTTTATTTCCGCAATGGCTTTTCCTTTCAGCGTTTCAAGATTTTTCCGAAGCTCTATTTCTTCGTCTGTCCTACCCTTTATCTCTTTAATCCTATCATTGTATTCCTTACTGATTTCAGCTATTTCTCTTTCTCTACCGTCAGCTATCAATTCTATTTTAGATTTGGATAAATCCTCTGTTATCTTCTTGATATATTCAGCGTATTCTTCCGCTTTCTTTTTTTCATCGTCATAAGCTTTATTATTTTTACCCGGGTCATTAACCAATGCTTTTACATCTACTAATTTTTCCAAATCATTCATTTGGTTCTTATACTGAATACTTTGCTCTTTTAAAGCTTTCAAAGTTGCTTCTTCCGCTTCAAGCTTCTTTTTTGCATCTATACCTGCTTCTGTTCTCGATAATCCCGTATCTACAAACTTTTGATATTCTGCACGTGCTTTTTCGACAGTATAAACTTGATTAAGCCGTTTAAACTCGGTTTCCTCGTAATTTGTTGCGGCTTTTGTCACTTCATTCATTACCCGTTTAGCTTTGGCAGTAGCGATAATCTGTGCTGTTAATAATCTATATGCGTCTTTTGCATTCCCCGTCATTATTTGTTCTTTTGTATAATTATCAAATAATTTAGGGAAAGTACTTTTTAATTCATTTGCAGCTACGATACGCTCTTCCATAGCTTTTTTATTATCGGTGGCAGCCTTATATAATAGTTCTAATTTGATACGTTCTTCTATTGTATCACGAATAGCTCCTTTTTGAGCTGTCCTTAATTTGTCTTGAACGGAAATTTTTTCATCCAATGCCTTCTTTCCTCTAAACAAACTCGCAACCCAATCTATAATCTCCGAACTATACGCAGACAATAATGTTATACCTATTACAAGTGCTGATTGCCAAGAAAATAAACTGCCAAGAAGTTGTTTCCATACCGGAACCGCAGTTTGTCCTTCGGATTTCATCCGCTTAAACTCTTCACTTGCTCTTTTTAATTCATCCACAAACATTGGCAAGTTGTTGGATATGGCAAGGAAGAATTGATTGAAACTCATTGTTAAAGACGGTAACTCTCGCAATAACTGCTGCGTCTGAACATTAAGCCCATTCCAAGAGGACGCATAATTACCTACATTCCTTTGATAATTCCCAAATTGAGAGTCAATTTCTTTCAACTTATTATTCAAAGCATTGGCTTGCGCTATCAAATTCTTCCCGACACTACTTTCCCGGTCAGCTTCACTCAACGCCTTATACCTTTTCTGCAACTCAAGCATGGCGGCATTCATTTCATAATAGCTGCCGGAAGCTGAAATAATTGCCGTGGAATGATTTTTTATCAAAGCTGAATATTGTTGATTTTGCGCCATCAGTTCCGTATGCCTTTGTTTTAATAGCGAAGACTGCCTTATATATTCAGACAAAGTAATTTCTCCGTCTTTATAAGATTTTCCAAGAGATTTAATATCCGCATCAATCTTTTTCATAGCCTCTTTATTGGCTATGGTATCAGCCGTTAACTTAGTAACTTCGCCATCATATGCCTGTACGGTGTCGATTATGGTGGCATAGTTCATATTTGCCGCCTGCAATTGAGTGGATGCCTGGCTTATTATATTACTTGCTGTTTGGGTGCTTTTAGCCGCATTATCCTGTGCCGAAGACACCTGGTTGGATACGGAAGATAATCCGGCAAGCATATCACTTGCATTCTTGATATTTTTAGCGAACTGTTCAAACAGAAGGTTTAACTTTTGCAAAGATGACATTGAATTTAGTTGCTGGGATACTTGACGTAGCACGGTAAGTTGTTTCGCCTGAATAGATGCCATATTTTCTTGCGTCTTATTCAATTTCTCCAACAGCGAGGTATAATTACGTGCTTTTTGGGAAAGTTCATCAAATGTTTTGGGATTAGTTTTTACTCCTTGCGCCAACTCCTTAGCAAGCTCCACATAAGACCCTTTTGTACTATCAAATTCAAGACGGAGTTCCTTTAATTGTTGTACGGCTTTTTTGTCGACTAAATCGGTAATTATAAATTCGTTTGCCATAAGTCCTAATATTGGGTGTCATGCAACATCACATGGTGATACAAAGATATTGAATTATTTATAATTTTCTAAATAAGAAAGGCAAAAATGAAAATCATAAAAGGGAAGAGAAAAAGAAAAAGCCAGACATTACATCTGGCTTTATTATTTGGAAATAATCTTAAGAATACAATTAGTATATCACTGCATTTCCACTGATTATATATACCGGTAAATTAGACCTACCCTTTTCTATTTTTTCAATACTAAACGAAATAATCCCATTTGCGCCCATCTCTTTGGCTTTATTAACTGCGGATGAAATCATTCTTTCATAAGTAGGGACATGATATTTTCCAATAGATATGCTTCTTTTTTCATGCACATAGTTTCTATCTTCTTTTTTTACTTTATTTCCTGAATGAAACTCCAAATATATTGGACCTACGGGAGTAAAATCCTTATTCCCAATTTCAGTAGGATTAATTACAAAGTTAGGGTCTTTGACATATTCTCTATAATCAAGGGAATATCCTATTTCATAATAAGTGCTCTTACATGATGTTACTGATAGCAAAATCAGAAACAAAAATAATAGTTTTTTCATAAGCCTTTAAATGTTATCAGATTTTTTTATGTTACATAAAAGATATTTGTTTTAAGTTTTGTTTGCAAAGTAATTCCTAATAAATCATTTTGACAATATTTTTAACGGAAATCTTTGTAATTTAGACTGGTTATAAATAGCTTATCACTTTTTTTTCCCATGCTTTCTCATATTTATAATATCGTGGCAATATTATCATAATCGGTATAACAAACGATATGCCACAAAACAAGAAAAGCGGAGAAACTCCGCTTAACTTAATGATTACTTAACATTAAAAATTACTGTTTATAACTTCCATAAGCAGAAAAATAATGACCATCACATTCAAACTCCCACTTAAATCCTGGCTCATAAACATGTGATAATCTAAACTGTAAAATTCTTGTTTCTCCAGAAGATAAATATCCTAATTTCACCTCATCAGTAATCTCAATAGGAACACTACCGCTTCCAGTAGAAAAAACTTGAAACTTCGTAAGTTTTATAGTCTTTGAGCTATTGTTCTTTATGGCACATGACATAACGCCCGTATAATATCCCGAATTAATAATCAAAGAAGACGTAGGGAAATAAACATCCATCATACTTCCTAATGACACAATATAAACAGTACAGTTTGCCACATGTCCGCCATCTTCTGACGTTGCCGTAACTTGTACTCTTCCTGATGTATTCCCTAAAACCACTCCATTTTCATCAACCGGAGCAATCACAGGGTCGGATGAAGTCCATATCACATTCTTATTAGTTGCGTTTTCTGGTGTAAACACAACATTTAACTGTTTTTGTCCTCCAACTTCAATTTTATATGTAAGGTTATCAAAACTTATAGATTCCAATAAAACGGGTTCTACTGTCAGCTCACAAGTAGCCTCTAACCCTGTATTTCCCAAAATAGCCTTAACTATACATTTTCCAGGAGACATGGCAGATATACTATTGTCTTCATTAATCTTTGCAATATTTACATCAGAAATCTCCCATGCTATGTTTTCTTTTGTTGCATATGCAGGAGTGATTATTGATTCTATAGTAAAAACATCTCCCACCCTTACATTTTTTTCATTTTCTTTCAAAGAAAAACCTTGTGCTACAACAGGATTAACCTTCACTTTGCATGTTGAAGTTATAGAAGATTCAAACCCTGCACGTGCTGTAATTGTAGCTTCTCCTGCCTTTAGCGCTGTTACAATAACCGAATTGTCTTTACCTGATTCTAAACTTGCAATTTCCGAATTATCTATTTCCCAAAAGACCAGTTTCTTCGTAGCACCCTGAGGTTCAATAGAAGCATCCAAAATCAAACTTTGTTCTCCATTAAACACAATCTCTTTCTTATCTATAGATATGCCAGTAGCTTCTATAGGCTCAACCGTCACATTACACACAGCCTTTATTACTGCATTATCAATATATAACAAATCCGTTATATCATCATCTCCAATCCAGGCATTTACTGTAAAGTTCCCTGGCTTCAAAGCTGTTAGTTTCCCGTGTGAATCTATTTTTGCCAAATGATTGTTTGCATTTACAGGATATATCCCCCAATTAATTTTAGGCAACTTCGCTTTAGAAGGAGAGCCTTTTACCGTAAATTGATAAGTTTCTCCGGGCTTCAAAGTCATATCCGACTTGTCTAAAAGTATAGATGTTACCATATCATCTTCATTCTCACAGGAGGATATAAGAACACAAAATAGAGAAAGTAGAAAAAATATTTTATTACTCATAAAGCATGTATTTAGTTAATTAATGTGTGGCAAAGTTAACAACTTTGTATTGGAGAACAATATATTATATACAGTTTTTTCACCTTTTTTGTTATATGTTATAAAGCATGTTTGGATATTACTATGCTCCCCTTTTGGATGTATGGTTTATTTTCTATATATTCGCATAATAACTTAGAAAATAAACGAAATTAATTGATTTTCTTATAAGGAGTTTGCTACTTCAAGGATTATGTATATCTTTGTGGTGCCAAACAATAGTAAAGTATTCTTTCTCCGTAGAGCACGGTTATCGCTCACTATATTTAGTTGGGCTTTTTTTATGCCCAACTGCCTGTATAAAAAATACACGGCTGTCTTTCCTGCGTAATATTTCCTCTTCGGAGAAAATCTTACTATTGTTTGGCGACACGGGAAATGACAGCCGTTTGTCTGTCTATAATTACAACGCCAAACAATAGTAAGTATGGAAAACTTAATTCCAAATCAGAAAGGTATGACCTCTCTTGAAATTGCAGAGGTTACGAGTAAACAACATGCCCATGTAATGCGCGACATTCGCAGCCTATTATCGCAAGGTGTATCCGCATCCAATTTTGGATTGGGGTCATACACAGACGCTAACGGTCAAAAAAGACCTCTTTTTAATCTCACTCCTAAAGGCTGTCTTATTCTTGCATCAGGTTATGATGCGGTTCTGCGTGAAAGAATAATCAACCGTTTAGAATACCTCGAAAATGAGAAAAAAGTTATCAAGACTCCACAAACTTATCTTGAGGCATTGGAAGCGTTAGTAGCTTCTGAAAAGGAAAAGGAACAACTCCGTATTGAAACAGAGCAGCAACAAAAGCAAATCGAGCAGAAAGATGCAAAGATACGAAAACTCCAGCCTAAAGCCGACTTCGCCGAAGCTGCCTTCAAAGCAGAGGGCAAAGTAGACATAGGTCAAGCCGCAAAGATACTCAATCTCGGTTTTGGGAGGAACACCCTTTTCGGGAAGCTAAGGGATGCGGGCATATTCTTCAAAGACAGGAACGAACCGAAACAAAAGTATATTGACGCAGGCTACTTTGAAATGACGCTGTTGCCGCCAATACGCAGAGACAACCACCCTGACATATTATGCCAAAAGGTGTTTTGCAAACCAAAAGGTCTTGCCTACATCAACCATCTATTTGGCGGAAATCCTTCTGATGGGAAAATTGCAAAAATCAAATAGCATTGAAGCATAAACATTTACAGGTACGGAGTAATGACGTACAGCTATAACTATACCCAAAAACATATTGCCACGTAACCAAGCATAGATGCACGTTGAGGTTTCGACCAACGTTCACGTTGTGATACCCCGTCAGCAATACGGCTGGCGGGCAGATGGCAGAAATAACGACTAAAACAAATATTCATCTATTATGGAAATCAGCACAGCAATGATGCAACACATCCTCCGATTGACGGAAGGATATACGGATTTATTGAACGAACTTAAGGAAGTCAAGGCGGAACTTGCAGAACTCAAAGGAGAAAAGCCCAAGAAGCCGACAATTCATGAAACCAAATACCCACACATGAGTATAATAACCAGGAAATGATTGTATAAGGCGGGATAACTCCCGCCTTTGTTCTATTTTTAATATTTTTCAATTTAAAGGCAGAAAAATTACGGGGGTTATACAAAAAACAGTGTTCTTTTTTTAATATCAGAACCAAACATATTCAATCAGTTTCCCGTTGAACATTTTGCCTCTCGGGCAAAAATTGAAAACCCCGTCTTTCTCATAAAGGATATATACTTTCCCCTCCATCTTTGCGGCTTTTCTTGCAAGCGAACGCATCTTAGCTATATCTGCCATTCTCTTTTTGTTTTCACACGCACATCCCATTATAAACCGAATTTTCTAAAATAATCCGCAATGCCTTGCTTTATATGCCTTTCCATGAATGCCTTTCTCGCATAAGAACCGACCTTGTAAATCGCCTGTCCGTATTTCTTTTCTATATCACCGCTAAAGCTTATCCCCACACTTTCAATCCTTAGCCCCTTATCTATCGGTACGGCTGTAATAGAATCGTGAAATTCACCCGTAATTATCAGGTTTGGCGTCCCTTTTGAACTTACAGGAGCGTTTATCAGCGAAGAATACATAAGCGGGGCTACCCTTTGCTTGAAAGCAGCATAGCCTTTGGCGTTCTTATACCAATACCCCGCTTCTTTGGTATTGAAATACGGGTCATTAAGGTAAGTAGGGCGTAACGGTTTGTCATTTCCGTTAATACCTGACCATAGTTGTTCTACAATATATTGGGAAACTTCTTCTCTGTTTTTTACCATAATATCCCGTATCATCGGTTCAAATCCGGTAGCAAACCGTCTGAAATTTTCTTCTGCTTCAATAATGTTAGCCATAGTCAAGACAATTTAGGGGCGAATGAACGCCCCTAATTAAACGATACCACCATCATAATATACAATCATCTTTTTTCTGTCTTGCCGCACCGGAAGATGCTATATCATCGTAGATGGACGAAAGGGTTTTCTCCCTTTCTTCGGGCGGTCGGTCAAGAAAAAACACATTCTTATGTGTGTTTATGAAGTCCCTCTTCTTCATATTTCTCACCCTCTCCTCATTGAATGTTACACCTTCTACTATCATGTCCAAGCCTCAATACCCGTAATTCCAGCTTCTTGCAATACAGAGGGAGGTGCAAGGGTAACGGAGTCCTCGCCAACGGTAGTAATGACCCCGTTAGCATAAGAAGCACTTGTCGCCCCGTCCAACACTTTTTCTGCATTCTTTGCCAGTAATTCACCGTAATACTCCGTAATATCCAAATTTCCGAAGTGCTCAATCAATTTATACTTGTTTGATTCCGTTGATACCAAATCAACATATACCAATCCTTTCAATGCGTCAACGACATCAAAATCATAAGCTCTCACATCCGCGTTCTTAATATACTTTTCGTAATCCTTGAACATGGTTGCGATAGTCAAGTTGGCTTCTGTGCCAGAAGAATCCCAGTCCTGACCGCCCGGATAAACGCCGGACAGTGGAATGCCCGCCAAATCTTTCGTACCGTCATTCATTCCGTAAATGACGTTGTTCTCATCTACAAAATAAGCATCAAATGCCACATTCTTTGCCACCATGATGTTTGCTTTCAAGTTGGCATCGTAGTCCTGCAAAGTCCATACATCATTTTTAGCTGAATAGCTTGTGATTTTAGCAGGGCCGTATCCCGTAGCGGAAGTTTGTGCCTCTCCACCGGAAGGTGCATATTCCACAATCGTTTTGATAGGGAATATTCTTCCCGGACGGTCTGCATGGCAAGCCTTTTCAAAGGCTTCCGCTGTTTTCTCTGTAGGTATCTTATGACCGTGAATAGTCAGTATGATAGCTTTTATTTTACCGGGGTCAAGCACACACACGGAGCTACCCGTATTAAAAGTTGCAACGCCCGGACACTTTCTATAATCTGTTGCCATAACATTTTACTTCTTTAATGGTTAAATTTACATTTTTCATCTCGATAGCATCAATAAAATCACTGAATGGTTTCCCGTCTTCTCCTATTACCCCAACCCTGCCATATCTGTAGTTTTCAATGTAGGAATGTGGAACCACATCATTGTAACTACGGACAATGTTTATGTCTTTCTTGATTTCATCCAAGAAAAGATTGTATATAGGTCGCAATACCTGCTCAAAGGAAGTCTTTTGCCGGTCTTCATTCGAATACCCTTTCAAAGTGTTTACCATAATAATAAACTCCAGGCTAACCTCAGTCTCGGCAGAACTTCTATCTTCCGTGAACGGAGAATAAAGACATATTATAGGAAACTTCAATTTACTTGTCTTGGGACTTTTACCCCATAAAGTTAATTGATTGCTTATGTAGGCCCAGTCTCCGAATAAAAACGACACATTGCTTCCGTATCTTTTCGATACCTTTTTTACAATGTCCGCAAATATATCATTTACCGGCTTCATATTCCCATACAGTTTATTTTACGCAACATACATGGATTGAAACATACACGAGCATATTCCTTTCCTTGCAAAAGTTTATAAACACGCTTGTTCATATTTACCATATCATTCCATGCCCTAATTTGCAAAACTTGTGGAGAAACAGCATCTCCATCGGCAGAGGTTACTGTTCCAACATTTGTTACGCTGTAATTACCGTCCGCTATATACTTGAAAAATATATAGCAAGCAATAGGGCTGTATTTTTCTGATAAAATAGCAAGCAGCCTATCCCATTTATCATCAACGCTATCTTCTTTTGAGTTAAGATAATCGGTAAAAGCCTTACACATATCCTCACCAAGTATACGAATCAAATATTCCTGTTCATATACGGAAATATATGATTCTATTTTGCCCAACTCCGCATCTCTTGTTATAGAGGGAGCGCCAGTGTCAGGATTTATCCCGACACTCAGCAACCCGGTGAAAGATTCGTAGTCAATTATCATACCGTATCTTTTTTCGCAGATTTACGTTTAGTGAACAACTCCTCGCAACCCAACGCTCTGGCATCATTAATCAGTTCGTTTGTCGCTTCAATTTTACCCTCGGCATAAAACTTGCTCGCAAGAGCCATTCCGACTGAAACTTCATCGCCTGTTTTATACTTCACACCATCCTTGACAAATGTTACGTTATAACGCTTAGTCAGGTTTATTCTATATTCTTTTCCCATAATTATTCTCCTTATGCTCCTTGAGTGATACCTTCTATTACAGTAGAGAATGTGTCCTTTACAAATGCGGTCTTATATTGCGACTTGATATAACACATCAGCCTCTTCTCTGCGATTACAGTCACGATATTCTTGCGGAAATCGTCATTCTCCCATCCTAAGGTAATAGACAATACCCACAAGTCACGAATATTCAAGTATGAGAAATCACCCATGATGAAATCTCCTTGTTTTACTGCTGTGGTCGTTTCTACACGCAATCCCTGAATCAATTCATCTCCATATCGGAATGGGCGGAGATATTGACCGTTAGCATCCTTAGCCAACTGCATGGACGCGTAATCCAATGGGTTCATCAGTACAAGGTTCGGACGATAAGCCATTTCGCTGGTGGATACAATTTGCGAATATGCAGCCACAAGAGCATCAAACATATTTGGCTTCTCAACATAGAAAGTAGAGAGAGAGAATGCCGGCATATCCGATGCAACGCCTTTTATTTCTCCACTAGAGCCATTGCCTGACAAAATTCCCTGCTCTTCTTTGATTCCAAGTTTATTTACCATTTCCGTTTCAACTTCATTGACGAAGCTGGGAAAATCCGACAGCGTTTCCTCTGTAAATTTAGCAGCAATAGCCACTTTGGCAGCGGTTATTGTTTTTTCTGTCAATGTCGCATCCATCAAAGGCTTTAGCCCACCTTCAGGAACCCATGCAGCATCTCCGTCCTTGCTTGTATATTCCGCATAAACCAAAGCCCTATTATTTGTGCTTGATACATTTGCATATTTTCTAATGACGGTTTGCGCTCTCGGATTAACTGATAAATTTGGGTCAACCTCAAGTCCGTAATGCGGAGCAAGGGCCCCGGAAGTAATAGTTGCAGCGTCTTTCTTTTCCAGCACAAGATTTAATCCCAACTTATTGCCGGGAGCCGACTGACAAGCCGATTTCAAATCAAGAGACATAACGCCCTTCTTGTCCGCGGCAATATACTCCTTGAGCTGTTCGTGTAGCTGCTCATAAACAGATTTAATCTTTACCTCCCCGTTTTTACCTACTTCGGTAGAAGCCTTTACACGTAAAATGGCATTCTCCAATTCATTAACCTTCTCCTCAAAAGTCTTTTTGTCAATGCCGGCAAAATCCTTTTCCTTGATGTCATTTATGGAATCAGCGGCATCCTTTATGGATTTACGCAAATCTTCCAATTTCACTTCATCCGCAAGATAGCCTTTCACTTGTTTTTCAAAGGCTTCTCCCATTTTTTCGTCCAAAGATTCAAAAAACTTCTTGTTTTCTTCGGACAAGCCGGATGTGTCCATAAGTTCTAAAAATCCTAATTTCATACCGATTTTAGTTTTAATAAATTACATAATGATTTTTCTTCCGTTTTGCCATTACTGCCGGCTTCCATCCCTTTGGGTGGAGCAGGTATAACACCGTCCGGCCTAAAAGATGCAAGTGACATTGCTTTGGCTATAATTTTTTGCAAACGCTGTTGCTTGGTTGTACTCATATTTTTACATAACAAGGAAATTTCACCGCTTAAATCCTTATAAGCGTTTTCGTAGTCTTCAATTGACTTCAACCCCAAATACTCGGTTTCTCCATTACAGCCAATTGATACCACCGATATTTCATACAGCTTAACCTCTCTAACAATCAGAGCTTGTTTTTCGTAATCCCATTCGCAATTCTCCCATACATACTCATAGCCAATAGAGAATTGATTAAGCGTGCCTGACTCAAGTTGTTTTATGGCCCTATCTCCAAGTTCAATCTCATCAATGCGCGCCTCAAAATAAAGCCCTCTATCATCTTCTTTCAATTCTGTAATAAATCCCAAAGGCTCTGACATGTCGTGCATCCAAAGGAGTATAATTTTGTCATTTGCCTGGCTTTGCGGCCCTCTTTCATTGATACTTTTTGAAAAGCAACCTTTCAATAGAATATCATGAGCCTTATCCATGTTTCCGAATACAGCAGCGTATCCGCTGATAGTCCGGCTTTCGGGGCTATATTGGACATCCTTCGAGTTTATGGAGAACAATTTATACTGCATCCCCATCTTATCTTTGTATTTATTTGTCATTGTTTCCATTTTCCTTACTGTTATTGACGTTATTTTCAACAGATGCACTGCTTGCTGCATTGCTATCAAAATCTCCTTTTGGATTATCCGGGTCAATATCTATGTATCTTGCAACTTCTATACGTGCCTCATCATGTGTTATCAAAGACTTATCTATCAATCTCTGTAAGGCATTAGCAACTTTAACCAATGTATTGGCTTCTGTCTCCTTATTGGTTTGAAGGCATTCAACATCTGTAAAATCAATCTTAATAAAAACACCTTCCGGACATATGGCTTTTGAAAGACATTCTGCTATCTTTCGGCTATCTGGAATGATTACGTCCTGATAAGCCTTTTTCCCAGCACTTTCAAGGTTGTTGTATTTGGCATCCGTAAAAAGATTGGCATTTATGCCCATTGCATTGGCAATCTTATCTGTACACCTCTTATCCTCTTCATGAAGTTTTAATTCATCAGCATTAAAATCAAGAGGAAGCCATCCTAATTTGTAACGTGTCACCAAAATGGGATATTCCTTGTTTACTAAGCCATAATCACGTTTAAATCTGTCCTTTATATCCTTTTCATCTTCCGAGGAAAGGGCAACATTTCCCATCTGGTCAGTATAATCATTATAGAGCACGCCTTTAGGACCACCATTTACAAGCAATGTATGGCTTGCAGACATAGAAGCTACCCAGTTTGATATAGGCTGGGAAAGGCTATCTGAAACGGACTCAAATTTGACATCAGCAGTCGCACCGCTATTTATTACTATATTGCTGTCATATATTACAAGATATTCATAGTCCTCCAACTCTAATCGAGTTCCGTTACAGTCTATATATACACTTGATATAATATTTTTCAGTTCGTATTGGCGAAACACCTTACCGGTTCCTTCCATATGGAAAATCTCAGGTGGAATTATCCACATTGCCTTAGGAGTGCTTGTTTTTGTCGCTCTAACAAGAACAATTGGACAATAGCCGAATACCTTAAGACATATTTCAATTTGCTTTACAAATGAAGAGAATGTTTGCAGCGGATTGGGAGCGTTGAGTATATTACGTATATCGGCAAATGTCCTTTTTTCATTTCCATCCTTATCTACCACATAAGGAATACCACGGGACATCATAGAACCGATTTTATCAACTACAGTGAAGAAAGGCGTACAGGAAACAAGCGCTCCGGCTTTATCCAAATTGTCAGTCATGTCATAATATACTTTCCATTTGGAACGCCTTCCAAACAAATCGGACAAAAACCAGTAGTTTCCTGCTGCATCTCTTTCTACCCGATTTACATTATCATACATCGGAATAGACTTTTTATTCTCTGGCTTCCAAAATTTAGTAAATATGCCCATATACAAAGCAGGAGTGACAGCAAATAAATGCGGCCACTCCCATATATTTAGTGTTTTAGTCCATTAATACGGTTGCGTGCAACTTCACACGCTTGTAGTGACCCTACGTGTGCAAATATATATATTATTTAGACTAATTCCAAATAACAAACAGCATTTTTATGATTATTTTTTTGATTTTCTTTTTACTCTATCCGCTATACAACACAATACATACATTGCTTCATAGACATCTTTACCGTCATAGTCCATTAGATTACGCATAAATAAGGACATTTTATTATCCCTCTTGAATTTAAAATCTCGAATTAGCCCCTTAAATGCTTCAATATAGGAAAGTTTTCCTGTATTTTCTTGCCTTGCCCACACATCACCTATTTCAGCCCTATAATCGCGTATATAATGAAGCATTGCCTGCGAAGTCTCAATGTTTACATCGGCACCAGCGACCAGCGCGGCGATTTCTTTGATGGGAATCAATTCTCCTATATACGCATCGTCCACATATATTGTATCATGTACAACATACGCTTTCGCATACAGAAAACGCCCATTAAGCAGTGGATGTATTTCTACAATTGGAATGCCGGAAAATGCGACTGTCGCAGCCTCATAGCTGTCATATTCAAAATCTCCGCGTTTTTCTACGGTTCCGGTAAGAGCATCTGCCCCATCATCATGTGCGTTTTTTCCGAACTTCCTAAAAGATTTTATCTCTGCATGAAATTCAGGAAAGAGCACTTCCCAACCTTCCGGCATATATGTAAGATTCATAACCTCAGCGGAGCGGGTAAATATTCGAACTTCCTTATTTCCCGACTGATGAAACCATTTTATTTCTGTTTCATTATTGCCCATTATGCGTGATTGCCGCTCTACGTTTCGGGCAAAACCACGTCCACCGTTATTGCTTTCAATGTTAGCTATGGTTACTCTATCTTTGGCAAGCAAAGCTGCAACTTGCGGTTCCGTAACCTCCATAGGAGCGTCCGTATATAGTATGCTTAAAATAAAGTTGCCTATTTCTGTATCCACATAATCTATGGAACATAATCTGTCACTGCCCGTATCTGCGGTATCGGTATAATTTTTCCGAATGGCACGGTTGGTATATGGTATTTCCCTATAAGTCTTGAATGTACCGTACATGAGACCTTCTATAGGTGTAGGGTTCTGCATATATTGTGTTTCAAAGACGAATGGATTTATTCTATTGAGATTATGCAATTCATCCAATGTGTGTTTAAATTCCCACAAAGGAAATTCTTTCCCGTCCGCTTCTTTTTCTATGACCGGCAATGAAAGAACAGTCCATTGCCCTGGCTCTGTTTTCATAAGATAGCCGCACAAATCATTCTCATGCAGGCGCTGCATGATTATTACAATCGGGGTGTTTCGGCTGTTCACTCGGTTACGGATAGTAGTTTCAAAGCGTTGGTTAACCTTTTCCCTTTTCACGTCAGACAAAGCGTCCCCCGGCTTAATAGGGTCGTCTATGACAATGGCGCCGGAAAACCTTGCCCCCTTTAATATGCTATCTATTTCTTTTTCTGTTTCTTTATCATCTATATCGTCCACCTCTCCAGCGCCAAATCCCGTTATCTGTCCACCTGTTGATACCGCATATACACCACCGCCAGCAGTGGTACTCCACTTCTTTTTGCTGTCTGTGCCTCTCTTTATCTGGACATACGGGAACAGCTGTTGATACTCTTCTGATTTAACTATGTCTCTAATCTCTTCTGAATTATCGTGAGCCAAATCGTCAGAATATGAGAGATGGACAAACTTTGAGGAAGGGTTGAGTGCCAATCCGTATGATATAAAGTTCTTTACGGCTAATTCGGTCTTTCCATATCGTGGTGCAATATTGATTATCAGTTTTTGAATTTTTCCGGAAATAACATCATCCAACGCATTACATATGCGTTCATGGTGTCTGCTCACCACAAATTTGCGCCCTGTTTTACTTTTAAAGAAAAATTTTGTGTAATTGAGAACGCCCGACATACAAAATGCTTGTAGATACCGCACACCGTCCATCATAGCCTTTCTATCAGTTTCTTTGCTTCCTCGACACTTATGGGTTTGCTGGTATTCATCTCTATTTCGGTAGGCTCATCAAACCCAAGCATTTTACATATACGCTCAATAGCCTTTATCTTATCATAAAGTTCTATCTTCACATATTCAACATCTACAATTTCCGGAGCATCACTTGTTCCGATATTTTTTTTCAATATCTTGGTAGATATACTTTTTATTGCTGATTTCTCTTTGTCAGAGAGCTCATCAAATTCTTTACGCTCTATCCATGTGTTGTGCATGCTGGCAATGGATGAGAAAGCTATACCGGACAATTCTTGTAGAATGCGTTCTTTAGTTATATCCGATTTGTTTTTTTGTTCCTCCTGCAACTCTTTAACCCTTTGGGCTACATTTGGGTTAGACAACAATTTGCAAGATTCTTCCCACACTTGTTTGTCTCTCATCTTCTCGCACGAATAGGCACGACGATAAGCATCGGAAGCATTGCCGCTTTCGATGTAGTAGTTGCAAAAATTCTCTTGTTTGATTGTAAGTTTTTTCATGTCTTTTCGTCAGTATGGGAAGCATGCCACTTGACATGCTTTCGCAAAGATATGTAATTATTTGGAATATCATACCTATCTATCCGAAATAACTGGTATAATTATCGAAAATATTTATCTCCCCACTTCCTTATTACTTCTTAAAAACATTTACATAATCGATAACTTTCCGATTAGCTTTATCTACTTTTCGCATGTCAAAATGGATATAGATGTCAGTCGTTGTGTTGTTCGCCCAACTATGCCCAAGCGCGTGGGCGATTACCTCTTTGGGGACATCGAGTTCTGCCGCTACCGTGGCCCATGTGTGTCTTGCCCAATATGAGGACAAATCAGGGAATAAAGGATTTCTACTCTTTTTCCCTCCCAATCCCTTCCTTTCTGTCTCTCCAATCTGTTTTAACCCTATTCCCATACGATGCAGGAAATCCTTGTAATTTCCGTATTCATCCATTATATTAAGAAGATAATCCTTCCCTTTGTATTTCTCAATTATAGCCTGCGCTTCCGGTTCTACTTTAATACTGTATAATTTCCCCGTCTTAGCTCTTTTATATTCAAAACGACCATTTACCAATGCAGAATGTTTTGCGTTAAACAAATCGGCTGCATTTACTCCTATGAGATAGAACATGAGCATGAACATATCCCTATATCTAATCTGGTATTCCTCACATGGATAATCTCTCAATAACCTAAGTTGTTCTGCTGTAAGGCTGCGTTTTCGGGTTTCCTCTTTCTTTATTGAAAACCTTCTGAATGGATACAATGTTGTGTACTCCTCATCAATGGCGTAGTTGAATACACTACGTATGTTCCGTAAATGAATAGCGTAGGCATTAACCTTCATCGTCTTTGCCATCCACGTTTCAAAGTTTTCCAGCCATGACTTATCCATGCTCTCAAAAGTACAATGACTATCGTATTCCTCAATCTTGTTTCTTGTGGTTGTATATATAGACTTAGTCCCCTGATTGGTTTTCTTGGAAACGAATTCATCAAGATAATAGAGAAACGTCTTTTGGTTTTCAACCTTGCTACTTATAGCGTCCTCTATCAACTTCTTCAAAGCTTTGTCTGTAGTTGATTTCAACTTTTCTTGTTGCTCTAAAGTAAATATTACTGTTTCCGCCTTGTTTATTATTCCACGGGCAACTATATTCCTCGGCTTGTAATTTTGTGCACGCACAGAATATTCATTCCCATTCCATTCTTTTTCCGATGCACTTAGCTGCGTAGCTATCATTATTTGTTTGTTGTGGAATACATTCAACTTTATCGGATAAGTACCATCTTTTTTTTGCCTTCTTTTATCAAGGTAGAATTTAACCGTTGCCATATATCTATGTTTTTAGTTTATGCAAATCTGAAAATTTGCATAGGATTTGCATACAAAGATAAGATTAAAAGGGTTTAAAAGGGTCTAAAAGCGGAATGTTATTCAGCATACATAAAAAAATAAGCAGCTACTTTATTTGTAACTGCTTGATTTTCAAGAGAGCGGCAAGCGAGGCTCGAACTCGTGACCCTCAGCTTGGGAAGCT